ATTAAAAATATCATCGCATAATTACCAATTGGTAAATGTAAGTACCACTTACCTACTAAGGCTTCTTCTAAAAATTTTTTCATCTTACTTTAATTTATTATAAATATCTGGTATTATTTTTTTTTTTTAATTATTTTATATCGCAAACCTAGTTATTCTTCGTATCCATATTGAGTTTAAATAAGTTTCTCCTGTATTATAAACAGTTATATGGTAAGCTGGAAAATTTATATCATTCTCAGCAGTTACAAAGGCTTCCATTCTATCACCAGGGCCTACTCCAACAGGAAATATGTCATAAGCAAAGTTTAGTTCTGTAATAGCCGTACTTTCTGATGCACCGCCAACTATATAAGCTCTACTTCGCATATCGCCAGGACCTACTGGGTCTACTTTCATTACAAACTCTAAATCGTTACCAGTTTCATCCCAATTTATCGTTACATTCGCATCTGAAAAGACAGGTCTAGTGTCAACTGAATTTGAAATTTGGTAATAGAAATTATCAACTGTTGCATTACCGCCACCCGATGGACCGCCTCCACCAGTTGAACTGATTACATTATTTACGATACTAATATTAGTACCTGCCGTTAACTGGTCTTGTTTAGAACTTAAATCTACTTGACCAGCATTTATTTTTTTACTACTATTCATTTCTTAGTTGTGTTTTACAAAGTTCAACATAATCGAAGTATTCTTGAAATTCAACAGGTTTTGTTTCTTTTTGCCGTTGTATTGCCAGTTCGTCGTCTATGGAGTATCGCTTTCTGATTAGCGGTATTAGCTTGTGAATGGCTTGAACGGTGTACGTATCTCCATCCTCGTTAAGGCTATAACTTTGAATGTCCCAATTCTCTAGTCCCGTTAAATCGGGCTGTCCGTTTAATTTATTTACTATCATAATTCTAAATTTGCTATTTTGTAAGATTGAATTCTACTAGCCGATGAAACGTTAGAAATTAAAGCTATTCGGTTGTAATCAGCTGGCGTTACAAATGTTGAGTTAAACTGCGAAACATTAACATCAATTCTTAATGCTGGATTGTCAAGAGATTGGACGACTAAAGATGAATTACCGCTCCTTCCTCTATTACCATATTTAATCACAAAATTTAGTCTGCTTCCTAAAAAAGAATCTTGCATCCCTCCTCCTGCGTACATTGTTTGCTGTGAAATTGAACCAATTGTAGTTGAAACTCCATTTATCACAACAAACAAGCTATAATCCGCGTTAAAAGGTAGTTCAGTAAAAACGCTCCCTACACCTAGTGATTCAGATTTTGAAAATCTCCCAAAAGCAATATAATTGTTATCATCTTTAACTAGAGCAATTCCTGTCATTTGTCCACCCAGCGTGCTCCGTGACATACTGAATTCTATACCTATGTTTTTTGTATTTGGAATAGTAAATATTGCAGAAGTTTCTATAAAGCCGTTATTCCCTGAAAAATTTTTATTCAAAATTTCTCCTCTATCTGCACCCCTCCATAAAGAATAAGTTTGACCGCTATCATTTACATTGATTGGATTTTCATTTGGTCTATCAAAACTATCCCAAGCTATTAGCTGCTTATTATCAAAAAATTTACTATCGGGTGCTTTTTGATAAATTGCTAAATTACGCATAAACTCCACCTCTGGAATACTCAAAAACTCGGCTCCATTTCCTCTCAAAATATTTCCTGCTGTTGGTATATTCAATTCTGCATTAATAAGTGCATCAACTTCTGCCTTTGTATAACTAGGCGTAACACCACCAATATTTAATGCATAAATTACTACAATGAAGTCATCCTCGGTTAATGGGTCTAAAATCGTAAAGCCGTTAGTTCCATTTAAACTATATTGAGAATTTGATAGAGTAACTCCTTGTACAACTATAGCATATACTTGTGAGTAATTGCTGTTTAAAGTAAACGATTGTGAGTTTGTAAAATTGAATTCTTGTCTTAGTAATGAAACACCACTACCACCTCCACCAGTTGCACTGATTACATCATTTGTGATATCTATCCCTGAACCAGCAGTTAATGTTTGAATATCATTAACCATTGCATAAGTACCAGATTTATTAGGTTTGGTGTGAATGTATGTAGCAGTTTGAGTAGGTGGTTCATTAATAACATTAATTGTGCTTATAAATCCATCATCCACTCTAATACTCTCTATCTTATCTGCAAATAAACTTACTGCATTATCTGTATTTAAGTTAACAATTCCCATAGTATCTTTTGAGATAAAACCAATACTAGTTGAATCTGCTACTACGATTGGATTTGTTGTAGTGTTACCTATATCAGTTACTTGTTGTAAGGTTGGGACACTAATAGTTAGTAATGAACCATCAGCCATTAAACTCTGATTAGACGTACCATTTGGGACCTTAAACATATCTGCGGTAAGTGGTCCGTAAACAGTTGTGTTGCTGTCTGAATTTACATTAAATAATGACCCTTGACTTCCTTGTATATCTAATATTATACCACCAGAACCAGTGATAATTAGACCTTTTTTTATTTTAAATTCGTTTGCCATTTTATAGTCCTTTTTTCATTTTCCAAAAGGTTATTTGGTTATTTATTATAAATAGTTAAATAATTAGAATCAACTAAATTTAGTATAAGTTTATAATAAATTAGAACACATAATTATATCTTTATATTGCTCTAACTAAAGTCTTAATTTCCCAATTATTAGATAGTGTTGTTGCCAATAATCTTATATTACCTGAAATTATATTTACTATCAATTCTACATCAGAAGTATTACCTAAATCGTTTGTTGATGTTTCTACATATTCTACACTTGAACCATCATGCACCGCATAAACAGTTCCAGCTCTTACATTCGTACCTTTCTTAATAACAAAATCAAAAAAAACTGCCGTGTAAAGAGATATTGAAACTAATGCAATAATTTCAGTCCCAATACCAACATCCAAATTTTCTTGATTAGATAGATTTACTGAATTTATTAACACATCTCCTTTTACATCAAGAGTTGCATCTGGTAATAGGGTATTTATTCCTATTTTATTCTCATTTTCTGTAATAATACTATTAGTGATAGTATTGGTATCACTAAATTTTGGTATTTGATTTGTTGTACCAGAAAGACCTCCAATTCCTCCAATATCAGATAACATTTCAGCCCCAGTTCTAGTTTTAACTACACCACCATCAGATACTAATATTTTATCAGTATTTGTAGTAGCGGGGTTTAAAGCCTCTAATTGTATTTCACTCTTAAATTTTTGAGACATATCTGTTTTAAATTATTACCCTATTTTATTAACCAAAACTCTAATAGAGTTAGTTGGCGTATTTCCAAATGAAACAGTTACTGTACCAGTACTGGTTCTAACTACATCCGCATAAACTGTCTCATTAGTTACTATATCAAACAATTGGACAATAACATCTCTAGTTGACAATCCATGCGTTATTGTGGATGTACCAGTTATTGTTGTAGCATAGCTAGATACAACCACAGCAGGTAAAGTTACGGTTTTTGTGTTAACTGCCGTAATGTGACCTTCTGGTGTAGTAGTTATCGAATCAATTGCCGTGAATGTACCTCCAGCGGATGGTGACACATTATTAGTCGGATTCGTTCTTGCTATGGTAGCATGGTTAATAGTTACCGTACTATCTCCAGCTTGGTTTGCTGTAAATGAACCCCCACCAGCTAAAGCTGTACCAGCTGACACGTTTAATGCACCATTACCAATATTACTTGTTAAGGCAACCGTTCCACTAGCATCTGGTAAAATAATTGTTCTGTCAGCAGTAACTGTTGTGGCTAATAACGTGATTTCATTTTCATCAGCCACATCACCCTCAAACACCACACCGTTTGCAGTAGAAACTATTTCCACATTATTTGTTGTGGTTGTTCCAATAACTTGTAAGTTACCAGTAACAACTAAGTTATTAGGTATCCCAATAGTTATCACACCAGCAGCATGAGTTACTTCAATTTCATTTGTAGTACCAACTATACTAACTGAATCAGTAGTCGCATTTGCACCAATTAAATTTAATGCACTACCACCAGAAACTAAAGTGTTAGTTAAATCATAAATTGTGTCAGTATTTAGTGACGTTATAGTTATAGTATCGGTAGTGGCGTTAGTTGTAATAGTTACATTACCACCAGAAACAAAGGTTAAGGTATCGTTGTTATTATCTGCAATAATATTGCTTTGACCAGCAACAGCTATATTTTTAAATATATTTTGAGAAGAACCTAAATCAGAGTTAGTAATAATAGGGTTAGTTGCCGTACCAGTTACTGATATTCCAACACCTTGAGTAATGCTTCTTACATTATCTAACGCTTCTATATAATCAAACAATAAATCAGCTGTTACAAGACCAGTACCACCATTAGCTACTACTGTAGCGATATCTAATGACATCGTTACATCACCTGTGGTACCATTTGTTATAATTAACCTTGATTCTGTCGTACTTATTCTAGTTATATCCCCAACTGGGACCCAACTTGTTCCATTATATAAATAAATTAATTTTAAGTTCTCACCACTATTATAGTAAATTTGACCTTCAACTGGTGTTAATGGTGGTGTACCTAAAGGTTGGATTACCGCATTCTGTAATTGATTCTTACTTAAATCGATATTAGTTAAAAAAATCATTATTTTTTATTTTTATTAGTATTATTATTATTTAATTAAAAAACGCTTTTCCCGAAAAAGTTGCATTAAAACTTAATGTTATTAAATTTAAATCTACATAATTAATTTCACCAATTACAACATTATTCCCTGAATCTACTACAATAACAGAAGGATATTTACCAAGATTATGTGTTATCTCCCAAACAGTTTGTGCTACATTTTGTGTGTGAACATAATTTTTATCGTTCACCAAGTCTTCTGAAGTGATAAAAGGTGTTTGACCATCAGAACCATCATTAATTAACTGTGATGTATTCTTAATTTCTTCATTATCCTCAAATAATAACTTTAATTCTGATATCGTAACTAAAGACAATAAACCACCGACAAAATCTTTTAAAATCCAAACTTGTTTATTATCACCTTCAACTATTTCAAAGTAGTAGTTTTCAAATTCCTCAATTATTAACTCTGGGTTAGTCTGATTTAAAAAGAACAATAAGACTTCAGGTGTAACCTCACTAAGGTTATTCAATCCCAAATCAACCAAATCATATGTTAATACTTTATTATTTGATAAAAAAGTATTTTCACCATCATCTTTTTGGATTATAAAGGTTTGATTTATATCAGAAGTGTTAAAAAAATATCCCATTATTTTGTGCTACCAATTATTTTAAATGCCCCAAGTAAATTATGGTTTATTTTATTTATTTTTATTTTTATAGTGTCATTAACTTTAAATACTAACGGTGTTGTGATAATGGTTCCAAAAAATACTTGAATATCGTTAACTGTTACAGTAAAATCTTTAATGTTTTCTAAATTAGTTACCTTTGTAAACACCGCACCATACTCTGTAATGAATCTAAAATTTAACCTTGTATTTGGTTCAAAAACAAAAGCAAACCTAACCACGTTACCTCTTTTTGACGATTTTAAAACACCTAACCCTTCATTAAATTTTTCTTCGATTAATTCTGTTGTTAAAACACTTCTATTCAATGTTGGAACAACTTCAAAGTCTTCCTCATCTAATATATATCCCAATAATTTCATTTCGAACAACTGAACGTAAAATCTTCTATTCTCAAAGTCTTCAATATTACTTTCATCACCAATTGATTCTAACACTAAAGGCATTGGGTGTCCGTTCACATTAATATACGATTGTTTAGATTGAAATTCTCTTTGTACTTTCCTATTAAACCTATTCAATTCTTTCATTTTTCCAGTAAAAATCCTAACCTCATAGGTTAAATCTACTGATGTTGGTTGTGGAATCTTATATAAATCAATACCATGTCTAACACCATCCCAAGTAGGAACCTTCATAAACGTATAGGTTCTACTAACTGGAATATTCCATAAACCAGCTTGGTTTTGACCTTGCTGAATATCTGGTCTTCTAACAACAGTAATAAATGGCATCTTTATGTTCTTATACTTATCGGTAAAGGACCATGTCTTAGTAAATTCAGACCATCTTTGTATCGTTAAAAAAATCACTGGTACTTTTTCTCCTTCAACTGAGATAGACAAACCATTTGCATCGTCCATATATTCAATGAAGGATTCATCCATATCTTCTTCCAATACACCCTTGGGTAAATAAGCATCTTTATCGACAATATTTTCTAATATTTCTAGTCTTCTATCTGGACCTATTTTTTCATTTTTAATATTGATATTGGTCAAATATCCTTTAGGCATTGCACACATAATATCTTAATTTTTTTTTAAACTCCTTGAAACTCATTAGCATCAACACTAGCACAAAGAACTGTTCTGAACGCTCCTTTATAACCCATTATAGTATGCTTATTATCATAATTTTTAACGCCATCATTAACTACACTGAAATATCTTATTTCAGTTTCAGTAACTGGATAGCCAATGTAATCACCATAGCTTAATGTTGTCTCTAGTTCTAATAATTGAGCTTCATAAATACCAAAAGTTAATCTTCCATCATCTAAATACCTAAGACTACCATTCTTACTATAAGTTTTATTCTCTGCTTCGGCTAACATTGGAACAACTTTAAGTTCTATTGGTGGGAAAAATCTAATACCATCCTTTGAAGCTTCACCATAAAGACTATCAAATTCACTCATTTGTCTATCTACTCGATATAAAATTAAGGTGAAATTTCCATCCCCTTCAGTAGCTTCCCTTCCCATTTCTATCTCAAAATTAAAATCTGTTTCACTGAACCACTTATTTACTCTAGTTATCGGGGTTATAGGTTTACTCATATTTACTTATTAATTTAAGGTTATTTATTATTCACATATAGTACTATTTACGAGAATATATGTTCGTTTAATTATAAATATTTATATTTTCATTAATAATCAAAAACTATTGATTTTAATTAAAATATTTAGTATATTTAACTAAAATTATATAAAGTAAATAATTACACTTTGATAAATATAGATAATTTAAGAGGGCGTTCAGCAACTACTCTATTAGAAAAATATGAAGGGGTTAATCCTTATATTCAAAAATTAAAACTAGAATATAAAAAAAACCTTAAATTAGTTTTAACGGACAACCAATCAAAATATATTGAAGACAATTATGAGTCAGAACCTATATTTATAAATCGAGTTATTGGTATAACACCGTATTTGGGTGAAGAACTAAAAAATAAATATGGTGTTTCTTTTATACCAGAAAAAATATTAGTTGAATTTATTTTAGCTGAAACAGAAAAAACGTTTCATGTCTATGGAAAACTAAAGCGTAATCAATTAGAATCTAGAATGTATTGGATTCCAAAAACACAACTATTAGAAGACCCTTATTTTGAAGAATTACCAGTAAATGTAGACTTCACCAAATACAACAATATATTATCCGAGATGGGTAAAAAATTATATAACCACCAAGAAGATGGAATTAAGTTTTTATTGGCTAGAAAGGGCTGTATTTTAGCTGATGACATGGGTTTAGGTAAAACTATATCATCAATTATTGCAGCACTAGAATCTGGTGCTAAAAAGATATTAATTGTTTGCCCTTCATCAACAAAAATTAATTGGGAAAGAGAAATCAACATTTTTTGTCAAGACACTGCAATAGTTGAGGGTAAAAAATGGAAAGAAGCAAAATTCACTATTATTAATTTTGATGTTTTAAAAAACTTTCACACTTTAGTGGACAATAGAAAAAAAGACGAAGAAGGTGTTGTTTTATCAAGAGAATTGGTTAATGCTGGTTTTGACCTATGTATAATTGATGAGGCTCATTATTTAAAGAACAATGATAGTATTCGAGGTAAAATAATGGTCGAATTAAGTACAAAACATAATCTTGATAGAGTTTGGTTATTAACTGGTACCCCAGTAGCCAATAGACCGATGGATTTCTTTAACTTATTAAAAATAATTAAATCTCCAATTGCAAATAATTGGAAACACTTTGCTGTTAGATATTGTGAAGGTCGTCAATTCTTTAGAGTTCTTAAAAGCGGCATGAGAAAACAAATTTGGTTAACCGATGGAGCTTCTAACTTAGAAGAACTTGCTAATAAGACTAAAAACATCATTATAAGACGTTTAAAAACAGAAGTTTTGGATATGCCAGATAAAATTGTTTCACCGATGCACCATGTGTTAGATAGTAAAGGAGTTAAACTTTATGATGAATTGTGGGATGATTATTTAGTTAAAAGAGCCAGTGAAGGTAAAAAAACAAAGGACTTACAAAAGGAATTAGTTGAACTTATTTTACTTAGAAAATTCATTGCGATTCAAGCAATACCATATACTATTGAAATGGCAGAAAATGCGATTGAAATGGGTCGGAAAGTAATTATATTCACAAATTTTACTGAAGAGTTAGAAATAATTACAAATCATTTCGGAAAATTAGCGGTAAAACATAATGGTTTAATGACTACAAAACAAAAACAAACATCCGTTGATAATTTCCAAACCAAACCAAAGGTCAAAGTTTTTGTTGGGAACATTAAATCTGCTGGTGTTGGTATTACTCTAACAGAAGCGACTGTAGTTATTTTTAACTCATTTGATTGGGTAAGTGGTAACAATGAACAAGCTGAGGATAGATGTGTTTTTGGTGGACAATTAGTTATGACAAATAATGGTTATAAATTAATTGAAGATATTGAAATAAATGATTATGTGTATACACATAATGGTAATTTTAAAAAAGTAGTTGATACACACACACATTTAGAACGTAAAAAAACTAGAGTCGATATTAATGCGTTAGGTTATAATTTTCCTTTAAGCTTAACTAATGACCATAAAGTTTATGTTTACAATAACACAACCGAAAACTTCGAATGGATTGAGTGTGGTTTGTTAGATATCAATAAGCATAGTTTAACCTTAAAATCAAATAAGCAACCTAAAAAAAGAAAAGAAACTTTAGAAGTAATTAATTACTACAATAACACGGTTGATAATAACTTTGAAGTTAAACAAAAAAATTCTAGGTCAAAGTTGTTACCAGAAAATGTAGAATTAACTAATGATTTATTATATGCTTTTGGTTTTTTTATTGCTAATGGTTGGATTAATGATATATCCGAAACAAAATATAATATAGTTAGTGTTTGTCAAAAAATAGATGATAAAAAAAGATATGATGCGGCTAAATACATTATCGATATCTTCAAAAAAAGTTTTAACCTTAATAAACATTCAGAGTATATCGATAAAGATAATACTAAAACATGTACTATACGCTCTAAAAATCTAGTGACAAATTTTATAAATTGGTTCGGTAAAGGTGTTGAAAATAAACAATTACCAAGTTGGGTTGATGAGTTGAGTGATGAACAATTAAGATATTTATTAGAAGGGTATTATCATGGTGATGGGAACAAAATAAAAAACACACATGAAACTACAACAGTATCAAATAAATTAGGTTCACAATTAATTAGATATAACACTGATTTAACACTTAATAGAAATAAAATAATAAAAATAGATGATTATATTATCTATCCTATAAAAAGTTTACATATAAGTAAACCAAAAAGAGGCGAAGAAAGAGTTTATGATTTATCAGTTGAAGGAGACCATTCGTTTGTTGTTGGAAACTATAACGTACATAACTGTTTTAGGATTGGACAAAAAAATGATGTCAGTGTATATTACCAGTTATTCGATAACACCATATCAACTAGAATGTGGTCGGTATTAAAGAATAAAAAAGAAATAATAAATATAATTATAGGTGATACAACATTGAGTGATGAAGAAAAAACAAACCTATTAATTGATGGTTTAATAAAATAAAATAAAATAAAATAATAAATTAATAAAATGGTAACAATATACACATTTCCAGAATGTCCTTACTGCAATACTTTAAAAGGGTATTACACAAAAGAAAATATTGAATACAAAGAAGTAAATGTAGAACTAAAAGAAAATGAAGAGGAATGGAAAAAAATTTCAGAACTTTCAAAATCTGAAATGGTACCTCTAATTAAAGTAAACAAACAATTACTTGTTGCAAATGTTTCTTTTAAAACAATAGAAGAAGCTGTTGAAGTAACTAAGAAATTTTTAGAATAATTGATTAAAGTTTTATATTTACTATAAAACAACATTATGTCAATAAAAACCGAAGAACGTGAAAAACTATATAGACAATTCAAACATTCAATGGGGGCACCCATTCGTAAGGTTGAATTAGAAGATGAACAGCTATGTACATTGTTAGAAATAGCGATAGAAGACTATGCTCAATATGTTCAAGAATGGTTAATTGAACACCAATGGCAATCATTGTTAGGTCAAAATTTAGATACTGTAGACATGGCATTTGCTTTAAGTGTTAGAAACTTTAACTTTATGACACAATACACTTATGCTTACTCTAAACAAGTAGGTTTACAAACAAATGGACCTTGGGAATTAAAAAAAGATTATGTTGAAATTGAATCTGGAAGACAAGTTTATTCAATTCCAGCTGGTCGTGAAATTAATGAAGTACTTTGGATTACCCCACCTCCTATGAATAGAGCTTTGTTATCTAATTTTGGTGGTATTGACGCTGGTTTTGGTGGTGGTTTTGGACAAATGGGTGGTGGTGTAGGCACAATGGGTGCTGGTGGTGGAAATATGGGTTATTATATTGCACCAGCTTTTGATATATTACTAACCGCTGCCGATATGAATTTAAAAAACCGTATCGTTAGAAGTGAATTAGTTCATAAAATAACAGCTGGCCCAAATGGAACTAAACTACTTCATTTGATGAGTACTCCTGGTTCTAAATTATCTTTTGGTGGTTCAGCTGGTGGGTTAGGTGCTGGAGTTGGTGGTGCTATGAACATGGCTGGTTGTCAAGTTTGGTATCACTATTACGACACTACACCAGAGAATTTAGACGAATGCCTTAACGACAACCCAGATATCATTAAAATGCCAAATCAAGTACCATTAGCTAGGTTAGATTATGCTGATTTCAATGAACCCACAAAAACACTTATTCGACAACTATTTATCGCTGAATCAAAAAGAGCATTAGGTAGAACTAGAGGGAAATTTGGTGGTATAGTAGGACCACCAGATGCTGAGAGAACTATGGATTATGAAAGTTTAATCTCTGAAGGTAATGAAGAGAAAAAAAGTGTTTTAGAAAGGTTAGAAGAAAGACTTATTAGACTTTCTTCAACAAAACAACTAGAAAGAGGGGCAACAGAAGCTTCTAGCTTAAACACTTTCTTAAAACACCAACCTTTAGGTTTTTGGGTTTACTAAAACAAAAAAAATGGAGCAATTTGCTCCATTTTCTTTTTAAAAACCCCATTCATCTTCTACCTCTACTATTATAGTTTTAGGTTCTTCTTCTTTAATTTTTTCTATTGTATAATTATCTGGAACATCACCAAAGGTATCATCAAATCCATCATCTAAAATTATATTTTCATCGCTTCTAATAAGATTACCTTTTTCATCCACTTTTAAGTCATCATTACCATCCTCATCTTCGGATAAACTAATTTTTTTGTTAGTTTCAATCGGTTGTTGATTAAGTATAGTCTTTAATGAATGTTCTTTAGCCCTTTCCATGATTGAATCTATTTTCTTATCAGAATATATTTCAGTAAATAAAACAGAAACTGTGGAACCAGTAAATGCGATACACTCGGAAAGATAATTTAACCATTCATCATATTTTGTAAAACTATCTTTATTTCCAGCATTCTCATAATATGCTTTTCTAGATATCGCATCTTTTTCATATTTAAAAATATCGTTAAAATAACACAAAACAACACCCCATTTTCTTGAAACCAATGCAAAACTATCATCTTCAGCAATATCTGCAAGTACAAATATATCAACAGGTAATTTCCCCTCCATAGCTAATTCTAAATCAGAAACTTCTAAGTGTCTAATTATGTCTTCCATACGTTCTTTCTCTTGCTCAATTCCTACCAACCTTTGAGCCACTAATCTTTCATGGTAATCAGTTCTAATAACAGACCACTCATCCTCTTCCATGTTATTGGGTAGTTTATCTACTTTATCCCAGAATTTAATCTCTCTATCTTCCATTATCATCAAATTTTCATATGAATCTTGGTCAATAGTTTTAAATGGTTTTCCAGAGATTAGACCGCATTCTACTTTAGTAAAAATAGTTCTTTCTTTTAATTTTTCGATTACTTCTTTTGTCTCTTTGTCTTTTACCTTAACAACTCCCAATAAAACTTTATCCCTAATTTCTGGTTCAAAACAAACCAATAAGGGTTTTACTTTTTTATTAAAAGCGTCTAAATAACGGGCTACATTATACTCATCTGTAAATAATTCTAAATCAATTTCTTCTACCCTTTCTTCTAAAGCTTCAATGGTTCTATCTTCACTATCATCAATTGTTTTATTTTTAATCTTGGTAATAACTTTTTTAATCACTTCAAGTTCTTTGATTAATTCAAAATCTCTTTCAACAACACTTGTATCGATTAATTTACTATTTAACTGTACTTCTTTTTTGACTGGTGGTAATGGCATTCCTTCATTTTCTAATTTCCATTTTTCAGATTGCTTTTTAGTCATTTTATTCACATCAACAGTTTTTAAATCACCAGTTGATTTAGACTTACCAATATTAATGTAGTACAACGTATCACCTAATGTTACTTCTAATCCGCTCCTAACTGCTAATTCCATGTGAGCTTGTTTCGGTAAAGGATTACCAGCTTTATTCTTTAAAAAAGCTTTTTTCTTATAATCAGCTATTGTTAATTTAACTCTCCCTTTAGATGCAATCTTAACTAATGGAATTTGGTAATTATAAATTTTATCAACATATTCATAATAGTAATTAATAAAGGAATGACCATCAGCGTCTAACAACATTCTAATTGATTTACCTATAAAGTCTTCAATATAGACTGGCATCCTTTTAGACTTGATTGAATTACCAACCAATTTCACTTTACCTCCAATATCGTTTGCGTAGTTCTTCCTAGAAAAATTTATTGTTGAATTACAATAATCATCAATATCTAGCCCCATTCTACCCATCATGAATGTTTCATTAAACTCACCCAATACAGCATCAACACCAATAGCGTCCTTACCAGCATCTTCCTCTGTTTTCCAATGCGTTCCTTTAATACGATACTTTATTTCATCAATGTTTTCTGGTACTGAAAAGTTGAAACCATCAGTATTCTTAAGGTTAACCATACCAACACCACCAATAAAGGTACCATCTTCTGTTGATATGTCATAAACGAAACTATCTTTATCTTTATTGTCGATTATTTCATTTTCCCAAACTTCACCAGATTTCATTAATTTTTTATCGGTAAAATTTGAATTATTACTGTTTGTGTTTTCTAACTTAAAAGAAATAAAATTATCTTTTCTGGTTTTAATGATGTACTCAATACCTAATTCGTTTAAAATAAATGACAACCCAGCCATGGCGACTTGTGAGTTCATACCTATATCTGAGATTGTTTCCAAAGAATCACCATAACCATCAGAAGCACACATACCATCGAAGAAATATTTCTTTATTGACACATCAGAATTTAAAATAAATATAGGTACTTTTTTCTCTCCATATGAAGTGTAAAAATCGTTATGAAATTTTGTTGTTAAACTAACATCATTAACAACCAAAGTATATACACCACTAGATTTTAAATGGTCCTCAATTATTCCAGTTACCTTATAATCATTTAGTAATATTTCATTCAATTTTTCTAAAAAAACTAAATTATTGTTAGAAACCCTCCAATCACCACTAGTTTTTTCTACTTTAACTGAACCATTATTTAAAAAGACCCCTAATAACCAAGCCTTGTTATAATTTAAATAATTTAATGAATTGAATTTATCTATTTCAGTATAAATATCTATAACATCACCTCTTTTTAACGATGATGGTTTAACCTGAATACTATTTTGAAATAATGAATGGTCCTCGGTAACATTAATTAATCTATTTTTTGTTGTTACCGTATGAATTTTTTTATCGGTTCCATGTCTATAGATATAATTAACATTTTTCCAACCATTTACTGTTAATACCTCATAAGGTTTAGCACCATAATCTCTTAGACCATCTAAATCTATATAACCTGAATTATTATCAAATAAATCACAAATAGGTACAATGTTTAATAAATTATCTTTGCCTTTAATATAAACGGGTGTGTCGAAAGTTACTGAGTCACCAACTAAAGGTTTAAAACCATATTTTTCAGTAAAAAACTTAACCATGAAACGTAAATATTGTCTTCCACGACAAGTTGTTTCTTCTGCTGAATCAGTATCACCCCAATTAAAAATATAAGGGGCACCATATGAACCAAACCATGAGTTAGCAAGAATTTTCAATGGTAACTGTTTTTTATCATATACGTTAGCCAACGCCTTAGATTCACGTATGGTTTCAGTTATTTTTTTTATTTGTTCTTCTGATAATGACTTATCTTCTTTTAATTTTTTTTCTAACCCTTTATATTTTTTCTTTTCTTTTCCGTTTAAATTTTTAAATTTATCTCGTGTGTCAACGACATAACTTAACATACCTTCCATTACGCCACTAATATCTAATAATGGAAATATACCATGTGTCAATTGAGTTTTTGGATACAGACCCGCATAATCTAGCTTAATCACACCTTTGGCATAACCAACCTCTAACAATCTTGATAAACCCCCAACAAAATCACGCTTTGATTGAGTTTCTGGAATAGCCAAACCATTTTCATAAGACCAAGCAGCCATAATAAGTTTCCACTGTCCAGCGGTACCCATAGTTGATGAACGCTGAAATGATGTAGGGATAATTTTTGAAATAAGAAAACTTGCTTGATTAAAAATATTATCAATTTGTTCCGTTTCCCAAAGGTCATCACACAAGTATCTTTGAACAATAAAATTACCTTTTACTATCTTGTAATTTGCTTTTAACTTTTTGTTTTCACTTATTTTATACCAATCACCATTTTTATCGTTAAAAGCGTATTCATTTACTTTATCGGCCCATATTGTATTAATTTTATCCCCAGGAACATAAACCCTATTATCTTTAGCTATCTCAGAATATTGGGTGATATACTTTAACCCCCAAGATTTTATCTCAGAATTAATAGCCATTGCCCTACGTACCGAATGAGAAATATCGATTATATTATAACCAAACATATTTGTTTGCTCATAAGGTTCAGTCTCACTCCCCAACTTAAGTGTTGCTGGCCTTCTCTTTATTTTAGTTGCACGGTTTAATGTAATTGCTAATTCAGTAATTGGTATAGATAAACGTTCTGCACGTTCAAATAAGTATGGCCAGTCAAAGTTCTCTGAGTTATAACCAGTAATAACATCTGGTTGCACCATATCAATAATTTTAAAAAATCTTTCAATTGCTTCTCTTTCAGCATTCCTTCTTTCAATACCATTTTTACCATCAACTTCCAATAACCCTTCTAAGCCACGATTATCTCTAACACCAATTTGAAAAATGGCATTTTTTGATGCAAATAACCCTTCTGTTTCTAAATCGAATTGAAAACGATGTAAATCATCATAATCATCCATTCCCTTAAACAATCTTTTTCCCGTTTGGATAAGAAATTGTTCTGTGGGGTTAAACATTACGAAGTCACGAATATTATCTTTATGGAAAATTTCAATTCCACCAAATTTAAAGAAATTAACTAAATGATTATAAGATTTACTTGAAGTTGCTAAATACTTATATCCGTTTTCCATTCTTTCAGGAACATCACCACTATCATTTGAGACACGTAGTTTCTTTATTTTTATCCCATATTTAGCAGATTCCTCGATTATCTTTAATCTCTTACCATCATAAAGTCTTGTAGTAACACCTTCTTTAAACCATAAAAATGGTTTAAAACCGCATTCCTCCATTCTTTTTGAACCACCTACTAATGTATCATTAATAATTAAAGTAACCGAAGGTCTATCGTAATAAGATTCAATAGCCACGATGTGTTTCTGTGGGTCAGTACCTTTAAGAAATTCTTCAATTACCTCATTGCTTACTTTTACTTTATTTTCTTCCATTTAAGTTATTTTATCAAAAATACTCAATAAAATCATTATAACAAGTAGTTTAATGAAAAAAAAATAGTAACTTTGTAAACAAAGTTAATTTAATAACAATAATAAATTATTTTTTTATCGAACCATCCAAAATATTTATGAATAACTCTTCTTTAATTGGAACAATTAATAGACCAATTTCATTTTCGTTTGTAAACCCATATTCAAAATTAATTTCAAATTTTCCAACATATCTACCAGCAATACTAGTATCTTTTTCTGAAAATCTATAGGTTAAATAGAATTCTGGTCCTATGCAGCTTTCTGGTTCTATTTGCATTGGAAATGTTGGTTTTTTAGCTATTCTTTTTACTCCAGTAATAACATCGGTCATAGTAAATGTAATGTTGGCGTTTTGTATTTTATCTTGCAACCTATTAAAATCAGTTCTACCATCATTAATTAATTCTAATTTTAAAATTGGTAAAGTTGAGTTCTTATTTATATAAAATTCCATAATTTAATCGTTATTAAGGTATCTAGGTAAATTTTCTAAATACGAATTTGTTATTTTACAAAAAGTTAAATCACAAATATTAAATTTAAATTGTGATATACTTCCTATGAAACTACCAGCAAAATTTGTTTCTAATGGTAATGTTCTATCATTCTGGTCCAATCCTCCGAATGTTTGACTTTCAATTAATCCTTGTGTACCACCACCTAAACTAAAATTAAATGGTACACCAATTTGTTTAAGTTTATACTCATTTAATCGTCTCCCAATAAATTCAGGAAAATCTCTATCAATATGTTTTAGTTTACCGTTAATATAATATAATAATTTACCAGTTCTCCTTTTAGTATTCTTTAATTCACAGTCTGTTTTCTCTGGTGCAACAAATTTAATTACAATATAAGACCATTTATCAGATGGTACTAAAAATGGTATTGTTTCTTTTTTTACCACAGTTACCTCACATGCTTTATTTACCGTTAATAATTTATATCTTATTCTACCATCATCAGTTATCATGAATCCCAAGGCATTATCGATTATATCTTCCTCATATTCTATTTCAGTTTGAGGGGAAGTAAAACCACTAAAACTACAAACAGTTTCGTTACCAAAATCATCATTGGGACCACTACAGGTACCACAATTGTTTTCCCCTTTATTTTTTGTTGCTCTACCATACACTAAAAAAGGGTTAGTTGTATTTGTTACCACTTCACTTGAACGAATAACGGCAATCCCTTTACCATCATAACTACATTTACTTTGAGCACCTAATCCATCATGGTTTCTTTTACACACACCACAACGTTTTGACGAATCTTCAATATCTGGATTTGAAAGGATAATACTACCCTCTGGTTCTAATAATTTTGGTTCTCTACCATCATGTGACCTACCGTATATTAAAAATTCATTAGTTATTAATTCAATTTCCATTACTGGTGGTGTTAAAGGAATACCAAAACCATATTCACCAACTAAAATTATTTCATTTTCTTTTGGTACGGTACACCAATCGCTTATATCATCAGTACAACTAATATCTAATGGGTCGATTGTACATGTTGATGTACAACCAGTATCCGAACCAACCCATTCTTTCCAAAATTTATTTTCTGAGCGAGCACCCATATAAAAAAACATACCGTTAGCGTTTTTTTCTGGGTCGTTATATATATTATTTAATGTTTTACCACTAACAATAACGCTTTCTGGTCTTAACCAAAACTCAGCAGACCAACTGTGTTTTACCCTAGTTGGTAACACTTCATAATCATACCCATCTAGTTTATAGAAACCTTGATAAAACCCACCTCTAAATCTCATATAATCACCAATTGGTGATACATTTTTAACTAAATTAGTTTCATATATAAATGGGTCTTCTGGGCTTGTTGTACCACTAATAGCATGTAGGTTTAACCTATTTTCATTAGGTGGTATAAATAAAGTGGACCCAGTTAAGGCCATCAATAATTCTGGGTTTGATTTATCTATTGTTGGTTCTGGTCTATCAAATAAAATCCTTCCATTATCTATTCCAGTTAAACCAAAAGTTGAAAGAGAATGACCAGTATTTGTGGCTTCGTCCCAAGACACAAGACTGTATATAGATTTGGTAACATCAACATTTTCGTAAATGTCTTCTCTATTGAAATCGTACCAAACAACATTACAAACTTCTTCTTCTAGTGGTAAACAATTTGGTGAATTACCATCCATAGACAAGAAAAAGTCCCAGTAGTCTGAATTTGAAAGTTTAACTTTTAACCCGTTAAAATTGTAATTTTTTATGTTTCCCATTCTTAAAAAGTATCTAAATTTGTTCTTTTCCAACCATTATTTGTTTTAACATATAAATAATTATTATCTACTGTTACATTACCAACCGAACCATTTTCATCTTCACTAGACAAAGGTGTAAAATTAGGTATTGTTAAATGTTTTGGTTTAAAATCATTATTTGTTTCCCAATTACCATCTGCATCAATAACTAATTCTGAAGATAAATCAACACCCATAGAGTGTAATATTGTTAAACCACCACCAAAAGACGTTTCTTTTGTCCCATTATAATTTAATTCAATATTATTATCTTCAGCTAATATTGTTTGTGTTTCTAAATAAGTCTTTGAAGAACTAGTTAAACCAAGGGCCAATTCTTTTACCGCTTCAACCAACATGGGTATAATACCATCAATATGTATTCCTTTATATAATTCTTCGCTATTATGATTAGTAAAAACCAATAATGGCTCTATTTCCTCAATTTGTTGTGCTATGAAACCTAATTTATATAAATCAGTCCCACCTATTTTATCTTTCCATTGATATTTAACACCTTCAAACAACTTTATTTTTTCCAACGCCCCAACTAATGGTTCAATATTTTCCTTTAGTCTCTCATCCGAAGTATTTACAGTAATATCACCATTTGCGTCTACTCCAATATTATTAACTAATGGTGTAGATTTAATTCGTTTTATGTTAAAATAATCGACATATAATGTATCTTTAGTATCACCAGTAATATTATTACCAAAAATAAAAACTGAATCACTTTTAGCTTCTGAGTTGCTACCAAAAACAAAACTGTTCTCACCTTCAGCCCTAGTGTTAAAACCACCAGCAAACGAACGTAAACCAAGTGCCTCTGCACGTTGACCTTGTGCGTGTGAATAATTACCAAAAGCAATCGTATCAATTCCTTGTGCATGTGAACTCGTACCAGAAGATATTGTATCAATTCCTTGTGCATATGAAGCAAAACCCGATGAATCTGTCCGTACACCAATAGAAATTGAATTAGACCCACTAGCTATTGATTGAACACCCATAGAAACTGAATTAATTCCACTAGCAATATTAATATGACCAACTTGTGTTCTTATAGAGCCATTACTAGTACCGCTACCCCAATATATACCACCACCACTTGATGGTAGCCAAGAACCTTTTCCTTCGGCATTTATTCTAGTCCAAACATCATTAATATTACCGCCTTTATCTATAATTAAGTCTTTTGTTTTGGTTATTCCTTGAACATCAACCCATATTGTTCTACCAGTATAATCTAATGTTCCAGCTGAATAATTAACCAAACTAGTTGTTTCTAACTCACCACTATAATTACCATTACCATTATCAACAAAATTAATTGGCGTAATATCAAATTCGATACCTAAATAAGTAAGAGTCACTAAATTATCATCAATGGTTGTTGTTGTATCTGGATAAAACACTGGTTCAGTAAATTGTGTTTCATCAAAATTTAGCGGGGTTATTGGTGAAAAATTAATTTCAGCATTTGCCATCTCTGGAATCCCCCAAGTAAAAGTTGTTAACCCACCACTAGTAACAAAAGAACTAGTTATTGAAACTTGGGTTGTAGTTTCACCAATGGTAGTTAGGTCTGGACCTTTTGGTAATAAATTAAATGGCACACCAAATACGGTTGAACCAGATAAAGTTGTTGTAGTTTTTATATTTTGTTTAACTTGTCTATTGTTAGAAAAGTCTAATTTCGTTTTAAACATAATAATTATGGTTTTTATTATAAATATTCTACTATTTTAATATATTTATAATAAAAGAATAAATATGGCAACATTTAAAAAGAAACAATTGGAAGAAACAGTTGGTGGTGACATTTTCTCTAATAGTGGGGATAGAAATGCAGTTTGTAATTCAGAAATAGAAACTGGTCCAGTTGATAAACCATATAACGATTATTCTGATTACCAAAGAGGTATTTCAACTACAACCGATAGGGCTTTAAGTCGTTATGGTCAAGATATACCATGGTTTGCTGTTTATAATTTCGGTGGTTCTATGGTTAGAGAAAATTCAAGAATAATTAAAAAAAATATAGTTGAGGATAAAATTGATGATTTAGTTAGAAAAAATAAAAACAATGGTATTCTAACAAAAGGGGGTAATTTAAAGGTTTCTAAAATACTAGATTCAATCTCAACTACCGATTTTACTGATGATGAAATTGAAGAATTAAAAAAAGTATTGACTGATAAAAAACCTGTAACCCAAAAAACATTAAACAATGAATAGCAATATAAAAGATAAGGTAATATCTACTGGTAAAGGTGCTGAGGGAAAAAAACATCAAGCGTTTGCAATGGAATTATCTAGACTAAAAGCAGCTAAAAAAACTTGTTCCGAAACAAAAAACTGTGTTGAATACACAAAACTTGGTGGGGACTTTCGTTTCAATCAAATAGAAAGAGTTGTAGAGGTCCCTAAAAAAACGGACGAGATGAGACGTAAGATACAAAAAGAGACAAACCCAAATAATACTTATCAAAAAGAAGAATCACCAACAGAAGTAAAAATTCCATCTACATCAAGAGCTAGTAATCATGATGGTGGTGAAAAACATAAAATATTAAATAATTCACAAGCATTAAGTGAAGAAATCCATAAGATAAACTATTTAATAGAACAGATAAATAATAACAAAAAAATAAAAATTTAAAACATGCCAACAATTTATAACGGTGGTCAATCACCACTAGAAGAATTCGCAATTAACGGTAATCCATTATATCCTGGTTCTGGTAGGTTAGCAATAATCTCTCAATCAAAAATTGGTCTAACAAAATATGATTTCGGTGGTTCATATAAAAACCCAGCAATTACTGGAAATCCAGACGATGCCTATGGTATAACACACACTAACGCAGTTGCTGATAGTGATTCACCATATTTAGGTAGAGGAACTGGTGATGGTATTTCTCAGGGTGTCTTTGGGGCTATTAATAACTATAGTGGTGGTAACATTGAAGATATTAACGGGACAGTAGGTGTACAAGGTTCTGGTCGGAACCCATTAATTACACTTAACGCTGGTACTTGGGGTTATGGACCAACAGCTATTTCTGGTGAAAAGTATGTTGCTCCAGATACTTCATTAAATGTTGGTCAAGTAATTTTTTAACATGAGACTTTACAAAATATTTCAAGACATTATATTAGAAGAAGTCAATATGAGTAAAACTGTATTGACTGAAGCTGTTTCATCGGATAGTATCGATAGTATAGTTAATGGGGTTGACGGTAAACATTTTCACGTTAAGTTTGATTATAGAAGTCCAAGAGGTGATACCACTAATAGGTGGGTACAAATATATGACTATGTGACAACTACAGCTAATAACGATGCCGTTAGTGCTTTTGAGGTATCAAAAGATGGTGTCGAAACTGGACTTTGGAAAATATTTAGATTAGATAGGATAGATAATTACACACCATCTAAGGTTCCATTTTATAAGGCGATATCTGATAGGGTAAATGTACCAAAATTTAATAAAACTGGAAATAGAACTCCATCAATATCGAAGATTAAAAATAAAGCTACTTTTAATTATAATTACGCACCTTCTACTATTAAACAACAACAAGGTAATTTGAATAAAGATACAACAAATGTTAATTCAATACCTCCAACACAGCAGAGAGGAATTCCGAATCCTGAAACACCGCAAGATTACGAAGAAGAAGAAGATAATGAAGAAGATGAAAATAATAATAACTAAATATAAACAGAACTAATATATGGATACACCAGCACCAGTTAATTTATCTAACTTAACAGATATATTAGCTAAATCTAGAAGTTTAATGAAACAATCTAATAGTACCCCTAAATCTAATAGAATAAACGAGGACATTGAACCAGTATATGAACAAGAATTAGATAATCAAAAAAGTTTTGACCCGCATGCTGAAGTCTCAGATTATACTGAAGAACAAGTTAATAAATCAGGTTTACCAGATTCGATAAAAGAATCTTTTTTAAAAACCAGAATTAAAACAAATCAAAATGGTTCAACAAATCAACTCTCTATTGAACAAATTGAAAAAATAACTGGAACCAAAAGTTTACCAAAAAATAGAATAAGTGAATCAAGTCATACACAAAATTCAGATATGATAACTATTAGTAAAACTGCACTTAAAGAAATGATTAATGAAAGTATGTTTTCTTTTTTTAAAGAAAAATATGATAAAACATTAACCGAAGAAACAATTAAAAAAACTATTAACGTTTTGATAAAAGAAGGTAAAATAAACACAAAAAGAAAATAATATAAAAGGGTCTAATTTAGACCCTTTTTTTATTTACATATGTTTTTTAATATATATATTTATTTCGTATAAAAATTATATAAAAAATTATGAAAAACAATAAAATAACCATCACCCCAGTTGGTCGCAAAATTAAGGTATTAGTAGTACCTAGCGACAGAACTGGGGTGAGCTGATAGCTATTTTCGCTCAACCAATCCACATATTTCTTTAGAAAGAATGTTCCCAGATGAATTTCGAGTTGATATTGATTATGAACCAAAATTAGATGATGACACATGGTTAAAACAATATAATATAGTTCATTATCATAGAAGCTTGGGACCTAATTCTAAAACTGAAGAACTACTTAAACGTTTAGACTCTTTAGGTATCTGTTCAATTATGGATTTAGATGATTATTGGTCACCAGGAATTGACCATCCAGCATACCACATTATTAAAAATAACAAACTAGATAAAATTATAGTAAATAATTTATCTTTAGCGAGAAATATTACAACAACAACTAGTTTGTTTGCTGATGAAATATCTAAAATAAATAAAAATGTTTTCGTTTTACCTAATTCAATTGATACTAACGAAAAACAATATAAACTAAATTTAGAAGCCTCGAACAAAATAAGAATTGGTTGGTTAGGTAGTTCATCACATGAAAAAGATTTAGATTTATTAAAGGGCGTTGCCGCTAAATTAAAATCTGATGGTTTACTAGAAAAAGTTCAATTGGTTTTGTGTGGTTTTGATACTAGAGGTCAGTATACTCATATAAACAAAGAAACTGGAGAACAAACACATCGAAGTATTGAACCAGAAGAATCTGTTTGGGTCAAATACGAAAAAATATTTACTGATGATTATAAAATAGTAAGTCCAGAATATAAAAAATATTTATTAAAATATTCAAACGATACTGAATACCCAAACCTTAGTAATGAACCGTATAGACGTGTTTGGACGAAATCTATCTCAACCTATGCAACGAATTATAATCTATTTGATATTTCCCTTGCACCTATTGAAGTAAATACTTTTAATAAAATGAAATGCATTGTTGGTGATTCACTAATTTCGACAAATAAAGGGTTTAAACATATTGAGGATATTGTAAAATACGAAACTGTTTTAAAAACTGAAATTAACGGCAACGCAAATGATGTTATTAATTATTTTAAATACGATAATGTTAACACTATTAAAATAACAACTAAAGATGGATACAATATAGAAGGTACACCTCATCATAAAATAATGATTGATAATAAATGGGTTAAATTAGAAGACTTATCTATTGGTGGTACAATCGAATTACTAAAACCAGAATTCTTACAGACAGAATATCAAGAGATTACTTACCCTATGCTATTAACTAAAAATGTCACTCAAGCAAAAATTGATGCTTCGGATGAAAATATGTTACCTAGAATAAGGATAAACGAAAATTGGGGTAGGTTATTAGGTTATTTATTGGGTAATGGTAATTATAATGGTAGTTCTGATATCAGTATTACTTGTGATAAAAGACACATTGATGTGGTTGAAGATGTAGTTTCATTATATAAATCTATTGGGTTAAATCCGTTAGTTTATGAAAATAATTTAAGTAAAGATGGCAACGCAGTAGATGTTAAATCAACATGTGTTAATTTTTTATCAATAGCTAAAAAATATGGTTGGTGTGGAACTAAGGGTAAAACATATAGAATACCTAAAGTTATTTTAGAATCCCCAAAATCAGTCATTAAGGAGTTCTTAAAAGGGTTAATTGAAACGGATGGGACCGTAACAACTAACGGTATTGTTAGTTTTTATAGTAAAGATATTAAATTAGTAGAACAAGTTCAAATTCTATTATTAGGGTTTGATATTCAAAGTTCTATTTCCTACAGCTATAATAAAAGCCACAAAAAATATTATTATAATTTAAACCTACGAAGAGAAGGGTCTGAAAATTACTTGAAATATATCGGGTTTGTTTCTAAAGGTAAACAAGAGCGTTTAAATCGCTTAAAATATAGTACAAGGAGTAATAATTTCATTAAACAAGAAATGACAAATGAAATAGTTAATATTGAACATAAAATAAATTCCGTTTATGATGTTGAAGTCGATACAGTCCACCAATATAACGCAAATGGTATTAGAAACCATAATAGTCAATTAAAAGCAATTGAAGCTGGGTTCCACAAAAAAGCTATTATAGCACAAGATTTTGGTCCATATCAATTAGACTTAACAAGTGCAATTAAGTATGGTGGTGAGATTGACTATACAGCAAATTCGATTTTAATCGACCCTAGAAAAAATAATAAAGATTGGTATTCAGCTATTAAAAAATTAATTACTAATCCAGAGTTAACTAAAAAATTACAAGAGAATCTACATGATACGGTAAAAAATACTTACTCTATTAAAACGGTTACTGAAGCTAGAAGGAAATTATACTATGACTTATTAGGTAAATCTGACTAACAAACAAAAAAAAACTTTAATTTATTAAAGTTTTTTTTTGTTTAAACAAAAATGTTAGTATCTTTGAACAAATAATAATTAATAAAAAATAATATGTCTTTAGAAAAAGAACAAATCGTTTCCAACACAACTAAGTACTTTGAAACAGCAGCTAAACTTGGTTTCATGAATGACGAACTAATGGGATTCTTATGCCTAAATAATGAAATTATTGAAGCTCCAGCATCTACTATGGAAAGTATGTACGGGGCTTTTGAAGGTGGTTTAATTAAACATCTATTAAAAGTTGCTCAGTATGCCGTAAAATTCAATAACAGTTTACCAGATGGAGAAAAAGTAGACCAAACATCTTTACTTAAAGTTTGTTTGTTACATCAAATAGGTAAAAAAAATAACTTTATTCCATGTACTTCTGATTGGCACAGAAAAAATCAAGGAAAAATGTACGAATTTAACCAAAATTTAGTACCTATGCGTGTTAGTGAACGTAGCTTGTACTATGCTTTATCACATGGTATAAAATTTACTGAAGAAGAGTACAGTGCAATACTTATGTATGATAAAACTGATGATAAAATGAGTGAACATTATAATTCGGTTTTAGGTGAATTACTTAAAATGGGTAATGTTTTTGCTATTAAAGAAGTTAAAAAAAAGTAATATGTTTAATATAGAAAGTATGAAAACTATGGCTCTTAGAATTATTGACCCTAAAGACCCATACTCACAAGAAGACTTTAATAACGAATTTGGTGGTGTTCAGACAAGTAACATTACTACACCTGATTTCAGATTAAAACTAAATATAATTAATGAATCATCAAACGAGTTACCTAATTTTGCTACGGTTGGGTCCTCTGGGTTAGATTTAAGAGCTAATTTAGTGGAACCAATGACAATTAAATCAGGTAAAAGAGCGATAGTACCAACTGGTTTATTTTTTGAAATACCTCAAAATTTTGAAATTCAGATTAGACCTAGAAGTGGTCTAGCGGCAAAGAACGGTGTGACAGTTTTAAATTCACCAGGAACAATCGATTCAGATTACCAAGGTGAGGTAAAAATAATTTTGATTAATTTTGGTGACGAAGATTTTGTTGTTAATCATGGTGATAGAATAGCTCAAGCTATTTTTTCTTCAGTGTTAGGTAAAAAATCTGTAAATATTTCACAAATAACTAATATGGTAACCAAAACTGAACGTGGTTTTGGTGGTTTTGGTTCAACTGGAAAATAATAAATATAACCCATTCAACCACTTAACGGTAAAACTCTTTGTGAACTACCCACCTACGCCAGAGGCAATGGGTGGGTTTTACGCTCCGTTTTATAAAAATAAATATTTATCTATTTTACTTGGCTACCAACTGAACCCTTTCACTTGGGTTATCTATATATTCTATCGCATCAACATTTTGTTTAACTGCCACTAACTGAACCGCTTCACTTGGATTCGTTATATGTGTTATCGCATAACCATTTTGTTTAACTGCCACTAACTGAACATCTTCTGGTAATTCACTTGGATTATCTATATGTTGTATCGCATGCCCATTTTGTGTCACTGCCACTAACTGAAGTTGTTCACTTGGATTCTGTATATATACTATCGCATGCCCATCTTGTTTAACTGCCTCCATCTTAACTTGTTCACTTGGGTTATCTATATATGCTATCGCAAGACCATTTTTTGTAACTGCTGCTAACTGAACCGCTTCACTTGGTGTTATATCATTTCCTATAATATGTCTTATTGCACCACCATTTTGTGTAACTGCCGCTAACTGAAGTTGTTCACTTGGATTCTGTATGAATTCTATCGCATAACCATCTTGCTTAACTGCTGCTAACTGAACCGCTTCACTTGGGTTATCTATATATTGTATAACAAAACCATTTTCTGTAACTGCTGCTAACTGAACCGCTTCACTTGGATTCTTTACGTATTCTATCGCACCACCATTTTCTGTAACTGCTGCTAACTGAACCGCTTCACTTGGGTTATCTATATATCGTATCAAATCACCATTTTCTGTAACTGCTGCTAACTGAACATCTTCTGGTAATTCACCATAATAATATTTAATGTACTTTACATCTTGTTTAACACTAAGTTCCATTTTTCTTAAATAAGAGGTTTTATTATTATCATTTAACTGATTAAATTGCTCTCTAGGAATTCCATTTCCAGTATTGATATACTGTTTAATTAAATCTTTATTGTTCATAATTAATTTTTATTTTGATTTGCTAAACTCTTAAGTAATTAAATAATTAAATTGTTCATCAGTTAATCTGTGACCCCTACCAATATATTTAGATTTAAAATCAAATGGTAATTTCATAAACCATTTTAAATCTCCATTACTTCGACCCAATAATTGTTCCTCTTCTTTTTCACTATCTGTTTTAGGTCTATTAACCATCTTATCAACTGGAACACCATTAGATTTTAAATAACTAACATAACCATCAACATCTTTACGGTACTCAGAAATATTTCCAGTGTTATTGTCAGCATCAGTTAATTCAATCCCGTAACGTGTACTATCAAATACAACTATGTGTAATGGGTCATTTAAATCAACACCACCGTTAGAAGTTGTTTTAAATTTATTGGTATCAACAATGAAATAAAATGATGAATCTTTAGTATCTCTATAACTATTATACATAGTATTACCAAATTGACCAATACAAAAACCATAGTTTCTTCCAGTCAAACCACCTTTAGTGTATTGAATACACTTTTGAATAGAGTCACCATCATAAATGTCAATTCCGTTACCAGACCATAATTTTTTAGTCTCACTCTCAAACTTTTCAGTATCCCCAACTTCAGCCTTTTTAGCATACTTACCTTCCTCACCATGAATAAACTCAGCTAACGAAATGTAATCGTTAAACTTATTATCACCTATAACTATTTGATTATTAACAATCTGCATAGGTTTAACTCTATTCTTTAACAACAATTTATCAAAGATATTAAAATCACTTAATATTGTGTCAATATCTGTAAAACCATTAGCATAAACAAAAGCCATAATTGGCACACTTTTTTGATTTTTTGATTCATCACCACCAGCAAATTTTGCGATAATTTCATCAGCATTCTCAACATTTGCTTTTTTTAACACACCTAACCCTTGAAGCTCTGAAGATTTAGACTCCAGTAAAAAACTATATATTTCTAAAAGTCTCATTTTTTTTTATTTAATATTTATTATTTGTTATTATATAAATATACCCTATCACCATTAAAGTTAACTATATAATTGCGAATTTTGGGTTTTTATAAATATAGAGTAACTTGGATGTTAATTCTGTTATTTTCCTAATAATTAGGTTATCTATTCCCCATGACTAACAACTTAACTTGCTCACTTGGATTCTCTATATATGTTATTGCGTGACTATTTTGCGTAACCGCTGCTATCTGAACCGTTTCACTTGGATTCTTTATATAGTATATTAAATTACCATTTTCTTTAACTGCTAACATCTGAACTCGTTCACTTGGATTCTTTATATATTTTAACGCAAAAGCATCTTCTTTAACTGCTGCTAACTGAACCGATTCACTTGGATTCTTTATGTATTGTATCACACGACCATCATGTTTAACTGCTGCTATCTGAACCGCTTCACTTGGATTCTTTATGTATTGTATCACATAACCATTTTTTGTAACTGCCACTAACTGAACCACCTCACTTGGATTCTTTAGATATTGTATCGCTTCACCATCTTGTTTAACTGCCTCCATCTGAACTTGTTCACTTGGGTTCGTTATATGTTTTATCGCATAACCATCTTGTTTAACTGCCGCTAACTGAACATCTTCTGGTAATTCACCATAATAATATTTAATGTACCTTACATCTTGTTTAATACTAAGTTCCATTTTTCTTAAATAAGAGGTTTTATTATTATCATTTAACTGATTAAATTGCTCTCTAGGAATTCCATTTCCAGTATTTATATACTGCTTTATTAAATCTTTATTGTTCATGGTTTATTTATTTGCATTTGCTGCTCTCTGAACCGCTTCACTTGGTGTAATACCTTTTTTTGTTATATATCTTATCGCACGACCATCATGTTTAACTGCTGCTAACTGAACTTGTTCACTTGGCGTAATACCTTTTTCTATTATCTGTGCTATCACAAAACCATTTTGTTTAACTGCTGCTAACTGAACCGCCTCACTTGGATTATTTATATAGTATATCGCACCACCATATTGTTTAACTGCTGCTAACTGAACTGCTTCACTTGGATTCTTTATGAATTCTATCACATTACCATCATGTTTAACTGCTGCTATCTGAACCGCTTCACTTGGATTCTTTATGTATTGTATCACATAACCATTTTTTGTAACTGCCACTAACTGAACCACCTCACTTGGATTCTTTAGATATTGTATCGCTTCACCATCTTGTTTAACTGCCTCCATCTGAACTTGTTCACTTGGATTATATATATATGTTATCGCACGACCATTTTGTTTAACTGCTTCTAACTGAACTACTTCACTTGGATTATGTATATAGTGTATCGCACGACCATTTTGTTTAACTGCTTCTAACTGAACTACTTCACTTGGATTATGTATATAGGATATCGCATTACCATTTTGTGTAACTGCTGCTAACTGAACCGCTTCACTTGGATTCTTTATATAGGATATCGCATTACCATTTTGTGTAACTGCTGCTAACTGAACATCTTCTGGTAATTCACCATAATAATATTCAATATAACTTGAATCTTGTTTAATACTAAGTTCCATTTTTCTTAAATAAGAGGTTTTATTATTATCATTTAACTGATTAAATTGCTCTCTAGGAATTCCATTTCCAGTATTTATATACTGTTTTATTAAATCTTTATTGTTCATAATTAATTTTTATTTTGATTTGCTGCTAACCTAACCACCTCACTTGGTGTAATACCTTTTTTTACTATATGTTCTATCGCATCACCAGTTTGTGTAACTGCTGCTAACTGTACTTGTTCACTTGGATTCTCTATATAGTATATCGCATGCCCATCTTGTTTAACTGCCTCCATCTTAACTTGTTCACTTGGGTTATCTATATATGCTATCGCACCACCATCTTGTGTAACTGCCGCTAACTGAACCGCTTCACTTGGATTCTTTATATAGGATATCGCATTACCATTTTGTGTAACTGCTGCTAACTGAACATCTTCTGGTAATTCACCATAATAATATTTAATGTACCTTACATCTTGTTTAACACTAAGTTCCATTTTTCTTAAATAAGAGGTTTTATTATTATCATTTAACTGATTAAATTGCTCTCCAGGAATTCCATTTCCAGTATTTATATACTGTTTAATTAAATCTTTATTGTTCATAATTAATTTTTATTTTGATTTGCTGCTAACCTAACCACCTCACTTGGTGTTATATCATTTCCTATAATATGTCTTATTGCACCACCATTTTGTGTAACTGCTGCTAACTGAACTTGTTCACTTGGCGTAATACCTTTTTCTATTATATGTACTATCGCATAACCATTTTGTTTAACTGCTACTAACTGAAGCGATTCACTTGGATTCTGTATGAATTCTATCGCATAACCATCTTGTGTGACTGCCACTAACTGAAGCGATTTACTTGGGTTATCTATATATTGTATAACAAAACCATTTTCTGTAACTGCTGCTAACTGAACCGCTTCACTTGGATTCTGTATGAATTCTATCGCACCACCATTTTCTGTAACTGCTGCTAACTGAACCGCTTCACTTGGGTTATCTATATATCGTATCGCACCACCATTTTGTTTAACTGCCACTAACTGAACTTGTTCACTTGGATTCTCTATATATTGTATCGCCCAACCATCTTGTGTAACTGCCGCTAACTGAACATCTTCTGGTAATTCACCATAATAATATTTAATGTACCTTGTATCTTGTTTAATACTAAGTTCCATTTTTCTTAAATAAGAGGTTTTATTATTATCATTTAACCGATTAAATTGCTCTATGGGAATTCCATTTCCAGTATTTATGTATTGTTTAATTAAATCTTTATTGTTCATGGTTTATCTATAACGTTTTCAATATAAATATGATAAAATATTAAATAAAAACTAGAAACTGTAAGTATTTTAATTTAATTACTACTTTACAAAAAAATAGTAATAACTATATTATAAGTGAATAAATAATATATTCGGTTAGACCAAAAATACATAATTAATTTTAACGATAACATAAATACAAATAAACAAAAATAAAATGGGTTGGGTTCATAATAAAACAATAGGGTTAATGTTGGCTTTTTCAAAAGTTGAAAAAAATTCATTATCGCAAGAGAGAAATATGTTAAGTGATAACGCATCAAAGCATTCAGAAAAAGAAACTGGTAAATTAATGCATGATTTATTAAATAATGTAGTTTCGCAAGAAGTAAAAAATCTAAGGTGGAGAACCTATAAAGTCTTTAGTGCATCTAAAAATTTTAAAACGACCATTACAAGTTATGATGAAAATGATTTACCAATCGTTTCTAGTGAACAAACAATAGGTAAGGCGACCATTTTCAATAAATTTAAGTTTGACAAATTCGATTCTTATCCAGTAGAACACATATATTATAATCAAGAATCAACGTTAAGTCTAAATGATATTTCAGCTAGTAAAGACCTTATAATGCTAGACAATCCCACCCAACAAGAAGACGGTAGCGAGACAATTGGGACTATCGATGGGTTGGCCATGTTTTCTTATAATAAAGGTGATTTCCCAATTATTATAAACAGAATGACAGTACCTAATTTTAATATTGAAAATTACACAAAAAAAATAGTTGTTAGGAAAATAAACTCAGAACAACGATTACTAGAATTTTATGTTAGCAAATACCCAGATGAATACAACAGAAGAAGTAGGTTGTTTTTAAGTGCGTTAAAAAAAGCTATTGATAAACCATATAGTGCTAGTATGCTAGAAATTAATTCAGTTGAATACGTAACATACTTGGCTATTGGGGTTAATGATTTTTTACATTATAAATACGAACTAGAAAAATTTGATAAGATAATTGAGTTTGACGGTTCTTACGTAATTAAATTTATTTGTAATGTAACCAAAGATGGTATTAGTGTAATCGACAAATATAAAGAAGAAGGGATAGAAAAAAAATATGCAAATAAGGTTAAAGAAAATAATAATAAAACGGTTAAATAATAATCTAACTTATGACAAAAAGAAGTGTATCCACAGCAACAACGAAAACAACTGTAGCTAAAACTAAAAAAAATAAAATAGAAGATAATGGAGAAGGTTTTGAATCGAAAGCTAATCTTTTATCTCAAATAAAGTTAGTTTTAAAACACAAAAACGAGAACCAAAAAAAACTAACTCAATCAATTAAAGATAACGATGTTACAATATGTACTGGTTCAGCTGGTACTGGTAAAGCACAACCACTTGATTCATTAATTTTAACACCAAACGGGTATGTAACCATGGGTAGTATAAAATTAGGTGATAATGTTATTGGTGTCAACGGCAACCCGATAAAGGTTGATGGGGTTTACCCTAAAGGTGAAAAAGAAATTTATATTATTACTTTTTCAGACGGAACATCAACGGAATGTTGTGGAGAACATTTATGGTTTACACAAACAGATTTAGATAGAAAGAAAGTAACATTAGGTGATGAAACTAATAAATATGGTTCTGTTAAAAACACAATCGAAATAATGAATAGTCTGCTTGTTGGTGATGATTTAGCAAAATTAAACCACACTATACCAATTGTTAAACCAATCAATTTTATAAAAAAACAAGTAGTGTTAGAACCTTATTCACTTGGGTGTTTATTAAGCAATATTGATTATAGAGTTAACACTATACCTGACTCCTCAGATAATAACGCTATACCAGAAGAATACTTAATTAATGACGTAAATACCAGAATAGAACTGTTACAAGGGTTATTAGATACAGAAGGTTCAGTCGATGAAAGTTCTGGGACCCCAGTGTTTTATTCTATTTCCGAAAAATTAATTGAAAATGTTATGTTTTTAATTCAATCACTAGGTGGAACAGCGATTAAAACAAAAGAAATTAATGATATTTATAAATTAAATATTAATTTACCATCTGACATAGTTCCCTTTAAATCAGAAACTAAAATACGTTTATTAAAACAAAAAAATAAAAATCATCCTATTAGATATATTAAAAACATTGAACTAAAAGGTAATAAAGAGGTTCAATGTATTTCAGTTGATGATAGTAATCATTTATATTTGACAAACGATTGTATTGTAACACACAACACTTATTTGTCATGTCTTCAATCCCTTTTAGAAATAAAAAGCGATAACAAAATAAATAAAATAGTTTTAGTTAAATCAGTCACAACATTAAAAACAGAAGAAATTGGTTTTTTAAAAGGTTCGATGGAGGAAAAAATGGAACCATTCATGTATTCGTTTACTGGTAATTTCGAAAAACTAATTGGTGGTGGTTTATTTAAAAAACTAAAAGAAAATCAAACTATTCAAATATTACCAATAGCTTATCTTAGAGGTGTAAACATTGACAATGCGGTAGTTATTATTGACGAAGCTCAAAATATTAGTATTGATAACATAAGAACTATTTTAACTAGGTTAGGTGAAAACAGTAAAATGGTTTTTTTAGGTGACACTAAACAAATAGATGTTAAGAATAAATATGATAGTGCTTTAGGTTTTTTAATTGAAAATTTTAAAACAATAAATAATATTGGGATTGTAGAATTCACTAAAGAAGATATAATAAGACATAAGTTAATCAAAGTCATTGAGGACGTATTTGATAAATTAGAAGAAGAAAAAAAAATAAAAAACACTATAAGACCAAAAATCGCTCATAAACAAATTATAGTAAAACCAAAAAATACTATATTAGAACGCATTAAGAATTTATTTTAATAAAAACTATCTTTTACTTTACTTATCCCTATCAAACCATTAAATTGGTTTATTAGGGATTTTTAATTCTAAATAAATAATAAAAAACAAATAAAAAAAACATGGCAAAAATAGCTGTTTCATTAAACGAAGTTGTGAGAGATTTCTTAGGTCAATTAGTAAGCACCCACAATAAATATTTACCTCCAATTGATTTAGTTGAAGGAGATGTAACCGACTTTAATCTTGTTTCTCATTTTAATTTTACGAGTGTTAATCAAATGAATAATTTTATTTTTTTGGAAGCACCTCTTGAAATTTTTGGGCATGCCGATGTATTAACAGATGGTTTAATGAATTCGTTTAACAACTTAATAATGGATATTTCAGACGATGAAGAACACACAATTGAAATTACCAGCCGTGAAGTAGATAAAAGCATTCCATCAACTTTCTTTTACTTATCTAAGACTGGCTGTAAAATTAAAAATATTAGGTTCGTTACACAGAACATAGATGAATGGGGTGATGCTGATGTATTAATCACAGCCAACCCAATTGCTTTAGCAAATAAACCGAATGGTAAAATAAGTGTAAAGGTAAATGCGTCATATAATACAGATGTCAATGCAGATTTTACAATAGATTCCTTATTAGAATTTATTAATGACATTAATTTTAGAAACACTGTATTAAATACAAAAATAATAAGTTACGAAGAATAAAAAAAAAAGAGAAATGATTGAATTTGCTGGTATTGCATATAAATTAGATTTAAACGCTTTTTCTAAAGCGATAGAAGTTGAGGGTCAGAAACATACGGATATTTTAAGTGAAAAAGTTTTTAAGGAACACTTAAATGAACTTAATGCTTTTCAAACCACTGAAATAACAACAAACGAAACACTACGTGGGGTAACAATTGATTCTACTAAGTATGAACTTCTTAGGTTCTTAATTGATATGATTATTGATGAAGAACTACATGATTCACCAGATGAAAGTTTAGGTATAGATAGATTTATGAGTAAAAAAAGTTTCGGTTATAGATTAGCTTTTAACACACTATTAGATAATAAAATTCTTGTAGGAGAAGAATAAAACAAAATAAATAAATAAAAATATAAAATGGAAAAGAATTTAGAAAAAATTGATACACAAATTTCTCAATTAACAGAAGTTATAGAAAAAATCGAAAATAAAGATTTTAGTATCTACTATTTCACACTAGACACCAAAGGTAACCCAACAGCTGGTGTTGCTAATATTTACGAACACGTAAAATTATTAAATGAATTAGGTTATAAAGCGTTTATTCTACATGAGAGAGACGATTATAAGTTATATAAAGACGAAGATGGTCAAGGGTTAGCCGACTGGTTAGGTGATGAGTATGCTGTATTACCACATATTTCAATACAAGGACAAACATTAAATGTTTCACCTTCAGACATTATTTTAATTCCAGAGATTTTTTCAACAATCATGGAACAAATAAAAGGGTTTCCTTGTAAAAAGATTGTTTTATCTCAAAGTTATGATTACTTATTAGATTTACTACCTATCGGCACGAGATGGAACGTTGATTATGGTTTTAATGATGTGATAACTACTTCTGAAAAACAAGCAAACTATATTAAAAATTTGTTTCCTTCTATTTCAACACACATTGTGCCTGTGTCTATTCCTAAATACTTCAAGGACAGCGATAAACCAAAAATCCCAGTAGTTGCTATTCTTACTAGAAATCAAGGTGAAGCCGCAAAAATAGCTAAGGCGTTTTATTTACAATTCCCAATATACAAGTGGGTTACTTTTAAAGAATTAAGAAATATCCCAAGAGAAAAGTTTGCAGAAGAATTAGGTAAGTGTTGTTTAGCTATTTGGGTTGACGAAACATCTGGTTTTGGTACTTTCCCATTAGAAGCTATGGAAACGAATACACCAATCATTGGTAAAATACCTAATATGGTTCCAGAATGGATGGAAACCCAAGACAAAGATGGTAATGTAACAATCACCGACAATGGTATTTGGACAAGTACAACTACAAATATTCCAGAATTAATTTCCACATACTTAAAACTTTGGTTAGAGGATTCAGTACCAACCGAATTAACTGATACAATGGAAGCGACTAAAGGTCGTTACTCTGTTGAAAATCAAATGGAAAAAATAACATCTGTTTATGACAGTATTATAACTAATCGTGTTTTAGAATTTAAGCAGAGAGTTTCAATTTTAGAATTAAGTAAGAAATAAAAATTAACAAAAAAAGACAAAATGAAAAATAAAAATAGTATTTCAGTGATTATTCCAGTCCATGAATTGGATGAAATCACTACACAGACTTTCGGTAAAGCAATTGAAAGTATTATCATCCAACTTGAACGACCAGAAGAAGTTGTTATTGTTGTCCCTAAAGGTAGTTTAGCACTATCATTCATGAAATCATTTGATTTTGGGGAAATAAAAAATATTGTAGTAATTGCTGAAAACGATGGTTTAACAGATTTTTCCTCTCAAGTTAATTTTGGGGTAGAATACTCTAAAATGGATTGGATTAGTGTTTTAGAATACGATGACGAATATTCTAATATTTGGTTTAAAAATGTGGTTAAATACAGAGATGCATATAAAAATACTGAACTATTCTTACCAATTGTTGTAGATGTTGACAATACTGGAGCTTTTAATGGGTTTACAAATGAAGCTGTTTGGGCGAATGAGTTTTCAGAACAATTAGGTATTTTAGATACTGATGCTTTATTAGCATACCAAAATTTCAACATTGATGGGATGGTTATTAAGAAAAGTGTTTATCAAGAGTTTGGTGGTTTTAAACCATCGGTAAAATTAACTTTCATTACAGAATTTTTACTTAGAATGACTTTCAAAGACGTAAAAGTGATGGTAATCCCTAAATTTGGTTATAAACACATTAATCTTAGAGAGGGTGGGTTATTTTCTACTTATAAACAAACTATGGACCCAACTGAAGTAAAATGGTGGTTAAATGTAGCAAAAAAGGAATACTTTTTTGATAAAGACAGAGAACTAACATACGATAAACAACTTTAATGGATGGTAACCAAAAAAACTAGGAAGTCCAAAACTAAAATGTATTTTGGTCCAGAGCAAGAACAAGCCGTTTTGGACTACATAGATAGCAGTGATGAAACTTTAAAAAATAACATATTTAACGAATGGTTGAAAGCACCAATCGATAAAATGGTTGAATCTATTATAAGACGTTATGGGTTATATAGGAAGACTGAAACATTCGATATTTCACATACTGACGCTGTTTCTGATTTAATGACTAAGATACATAAATTTAAACATGGTAAAGGTAAAAAAGCCTATTCATATTTTGGGACTATAATAAAAAATTACGTTCTTGGTTTGTTGATTAAAGACGCTAAACATTTAAAGAAAATGACATCATATGATATTGTTGCAAGTTCTTTAGAAGAAAGTGAAGAATTTTCATACCATATTGATACAGAAGAATTTGTTTTTGATGAATTCTTTATTAAACTATCCAATGGTATTAAAGAAGAAATGAAAGACGATGATTATCCAGTAAAGAAAAAGCTGAGTGAGAACGAAAAAAAATTAGGTTATTCGTTAATTGATATATTAGAAAATTGGGAAACTTTATTTGAAGGAATGGAAGGTGGTTCAAAATATAATAAAAATTCAGTTTTAGAAACAATTAGAAACTATACCAATCTTTCAACTAAAGATATTAGATTATGTATGAAGCGATATAAAGCGGTATATGATTTATTAAAAAATCATGGGTTGTAGAATAATAATTTTTACTATATTTATATATAAACATCATCATGGGAAGAAAGAAAAAACAAGACATTAAAGTAAACGATAATAATTCTTTAGAAGGAGTTATGCAAGAAGTATATAATGACGCATGTCTACAAATAATTGAAACCCAAAACTGTATCAATGAATTAGGTGTGGGTAACAAGCCAGAGAATATTGGTGAAGTTGCTATAATAGTAAAAGAAAAAGGTGGTATGCTTAAATTAAAAGATTCCGCAATTAGAATAAAATTAGAAGTCGCCAAACTGCAAAGTGATATCATAAAAAACAGAGGTGATGTTGTTTCTAGTGTAGATGAAAGAAGTGCTGGTACTGCATCAATAAAAGATTTTAATTCTATTAGAGAAATGTTAAAAAATAATAAAGAACAAAAATAACTTTTTCATGAGTCAAATAGACAAGAAGAAAAAAATATTTGGTAACATAGCTGCATCTAAAACTTTGACTGAAACAATGCCAAAGATACTAGCTGTGTTACAATCAACAAATAATGATTCAAACGTAATTAATTTTTTAACTGATTTAATTAAACAATTAATTGGACAAAAAGAATTAGACACCACAATTGTTGACTTCTTAACCAAGTTATTACCTAAAATTGAAACAACAATTAAAAAAGCATTAAAATCTCAACTAAAAAGTATAGTTAGTTGCGGAATAAACCCATCTATACCTACATTTTTAAAATCCAATGGAGATGGGATTGTAATTGAAGTTAAAAAAATTGATTTTACTGACCTATTAAAAATAGACCCAGAATCATCAATAGGTTCTTTGGTATACTTAGATTCACGTAATGGTTTACAATCAAGTGATTTAAATACTTTTATACACGCTGTAATTCAGGATGATGGTGTTGAACATGCTTGGAAGGGGATATTAAATTTTAAATTTGTATCATTGGATGCCAATGGCGTTAATCCAAATAACTCATTAATTATAAAAGCAACAGCTCTTTATGAAAACAAATCTTTTAATGATTTAAATAATGATTTTGTTGATTCAATTAAATTATTCGATACAGCAAATATTATTAACAAGGTGATGGACATTATTTTTGGTTCAATCTCATTTAATTTAAAAAAAACATCTAAACAATTAGAAATAGAAGGTAAAATAAATGCTGTTGTTGATAAATTAGTTGATTTAGATGAAGAGGATATTATTAGTGATGATTATTTCACTTTTAATAACGAAGAATTATCAAAAATACAAACAGAAGCCGACAACAGAAAAAGAGGTTTTATTGAATTAGAAACTAGCTCTAAGGTTTCTGCAACAATAAGTGAACAACAATTAGTGGCACTTAGTCAAGAAATGGGTACTGCTGTCACAAAGAAAGAACAAAAGGATGTATTAACTAAGAATCTTGGAGCTATGGCCAAATCAAATACAGCTAACTCAAGAAACAAAGCGGATAATTCAACAATAGAAGTTAATTTTATTCAATCTATTATAGCTAATTTATTAAAAGCTATAATTGGTGTGTTACTAACACCAAAAATCGTATCTTTGTTTTTAATTAATTTTAAAGTTGTTAATGGACCAGAAGCTAAATTTGAAAATGGGATTGATTTTATAAAAAAAAATAATAACTTATTTAAAGTTATAGTAAAAGCAATAACTTTAGAATTGAGTAAGTTATTAGTAGCTATTGTTTTAAAACATATAGCAAAACTTACACTTAAAGTTCAAGCGAAAAAAAGAATTGATAAACAAAAAAATAAATTGGTTCAAATGTTGAGTTTAATCGGAACTCCTCAAGAAGCACTAAGGACAATTAAAGGTTTAAGTTAATGAGTTTTAATAATAATAATAATAGTAATAATAATATAAACACAGTAAACGACAATATAGATGAGGTAAACGACAATATAGATGCAGTAAACAACAATATAGATGCAGCAAAAAATACGTTTAATACTAATAAAAAAGGGATAAACGACACTGTCGATTCAGTAAATTCACTGAAAAAAAGTAAATTTAATCTCTCAACTCTTACTGGTGTTCTGAATATAATATTGGCGGCTTTTTCAATACCAGAAGAACCTTTGATTCCTTTACCACCACCATTGTTATTAATAGGTGCCAAATTAAGACCAGGAATTTCAGCATCATCAATTGCCTCTAGAATTATTTCCAGACAATCAGAAGCTGGGAGACAAGTCGGTGATGCCTTTGCTGATGGACCAAACAATGAAGAAGCCATGGAACTGATTAGAGTTGAAGAAATGTTGAATTCATTATTAACTGAAGCTAAGGTTGAGATAGTTATACCACCTGGGGTTGGGGTTTTCACTCTTGGTGTAGGTAATTTAGGAGCACCAGTTGTTTCACAAGGCATAACAACCACCATTGGGATTGGTGAAGGAGTTTTAAGATAAAAAAAATGGACGAAACAAAAGAAGATTTATTGTTATTAAGTAACAATGAAATACTGTTTAAAATTAAACAGTATGAGGCTACGCATACATCGATTAAAGAAAAAATGTTAAGCGATTTAGATAGATTAGAAACAGTCGAAAAACAATTTGATATAGCTAATAAAATAATTTTAAAAAGACTAAAAGGAGAATAAATGTATTTCAATATTAGTGATGGTAGAACTAGTTTAGCTAGAGGTCAAAATAATCAGGAGAATTTAAGTAACTTCCAATATTTAAAATATGGTGAGGTTATTTCTATTGATGATGAATTTGGTTTAGGTAGAATAAAAGTTAGAATAAACGGTGCTATCACTGCTGGTGGAGATAAAGATATCTCTAACTCAGAACTACCTTACGCTTTTCCTTTATTACCAAAACATTTGCAGATAATACCTAGAGTTGGTGAAATGGTTTGGGTTTTTGTTTTTGATAAAAACAGACAACATGTTGATAGAATTTATATCGGACCAATTACTTCTCAATTAAATAAACTTAATTTCGATGAAGCCAGATTAGCTGCAATGGCTGGATTTACTTTTGGTCCTATGAACCCTTCTGTTAATGTAGATTCAATCCCACAACTAAAAGGTATTTTCCCTGATAAAGAAGATATATCTATTCAAGGTCGATTCAACACAGATATTACTCAGAAAAGAAATGAAATTGTTCTTAGAGCTGGTAAATTTGAAACTTCCGAAACAAACAAATCAAATCCATACCCTTTTATTTTTAACACTAGAACTCAAGGTTTTTTACAGATAAAAAATGATGCTATAATAGATGAAAATAAATTGGGAACAATTTCAACCTTAGTGTCAAATAAAATAAATTTAATAACTCATAGTGGTGGTAGCCCTAGATTTGATGTCACAAATCAAGATGATTTAATTAGTGACATTGAAATGAAAAGAATATTAACCGAAGCCCATCAATTACCTTTTGGTGATATTTTATTAGAGTATTTAATTTTAATGAAAAACGCTTTGTTTAACCATGTACATAATGGTAGTGGAAACTCAGCTACAGATTTATCTTCTTCGGGTAACAAGCAATCGTTGGGGGTTTTTAAAAAAAGAGCAGATGATTTGGAAAAATCTATGCTTAGTAAAAATATCAGGATAAACTAATAAAACCAATCTTTCCTTATATTTATAAACAAAGATAAAATGGTAATACACACATATTTTGAAAAAAATAACACCATAGTAAGTAATACAAGTGCTAATACTGGTCTAAACCCAGTGGCTGAACTTTACTATGGTGGTCAATCAAATGAACAAGCTTACAGTAGGTTTATTTTTAAGTTTGATGAGTCAAGACTAAAAGAATTAGTTGAAGACAAAACCTTCACTGATTTAAGTAAATTAAAACATACCATTAGAATGACCAACACTGGTTCTTTCGATAAAGAACTATTAAATAAAAATATGGGGTCAAAAGCAAGAACTTGTTCTTTTGATTTAATTGTTTTTGAAATAAATCAGGATTGGGATAATGGTGTCGGTTATGATTATTTCTTACCTATCTTGGAAACTGGTGTTGATGTTTCTTTTTCAAATAACGCATCAAATTGGACCAACGCTAAAACTGGTCAAAAATGGACTAATGGTATCGGAGTTTATTCTGGTTCACCTGTTGTTATCTCATCACAACATTTTGATAAAGGTAACGAGAACATAGAGCTTGATGTAAGCGACTACGTAAACAATTTGTTAAGTAATAGCGGAGCCACAAATTATGGTCTAGGAATAGCGTTTGAAGACTCATTTGAACTAATGAACACCATTCAAAAACAATATGTTGGGTTCTTTACGAATAACACACAAACATTTTATGAACCATATCTTGAAACAGTCTATTCTAACCACATTAGAGACGATAGGAACAACTTTTTCTTAGATAAGGTAAACGAGTTATACTTATACGTAAATGTTGGGGGAAACCCTACTAATTTAGACGAATTACCTAACGTTAATATTTTAAATTCTAACGGAACTATAATTAATACGTATCTACCATCAGATATCAATCAAATAACCAAAGGTGTTTATAGTATTTCACTTCAAATAGACACTAATGATAATATTGAAACGATGTACTATGATGTTTGGACTAATTTAATAATAAATGGTGTTGCTAGACCAAACTTAGAAATGTCCTTTGTCCTTAAAGACTCTGTGGATTATTATAATATGAATGGGGATTTTGTCACTAAAAAAGTTGCTGTTTCATTATCAGGTCTACAAGATAATGAAAAAATAAAACGTGGGGATATTAGAAAAGTTCGTGTTTCGACAAGAATACCTTATACCGTGGAACAATCACAAACTATCACCGATATTAAATATCGCCTATACATTTTAGAAGGACCAAGTGAGTTAACGGTAATCGATTTCCAAGCTGTTGAAATGGCAAGCAATTATAGTTATTTTTTATTAGATACAGCTAGTTTACTTCCAAATAAATATCATTTAGATGTATTGGTTACTTCTAATTTAGAAGTAACTACATTAAAAACTGTTATGCAATTTGAAATAATTAATCAAGTAGAGTTAAGAAAGTTTTAATAAACTATTTATGATAAAATAAAATAGTTTATATTTATACATATACGTTAACCAAGTATTAGTTTTGAGCGATAATATGGCTTTAAAGTTGTTTAGGCAACAAAAAAATTAGTACGATAATAAAATTAAAAGTTAAATAAAATGAATTTAAACAATCCTACGGTTAATATTACCGTAAACAAAAGTAGACTTAAACGCTACACGAGCATTAATGAAATGCCAACTTACTTCTTAAGAAATCAATCTGAATTTCAAATTGAAATATTTAATCCAACAGATAATGTTGTTATGGCTAAAATAAAACTAAATGATAAATCGATATCACAAGGTGGTTTGGTTATTAAACCTGGGGAAAGAGTTTTTTTAGAGCGTTATTTAAACAATCCAACTAAATTTCTATTTGAAACCTATGAAGTTGAAAACTCAAATGAAGTTATATCCGCAATTAAAAATAATGGCGGTATAAAAGTTGAATTTTATGAAGAATTAATCTATACTAATCTATTACCAAATTATCAAGACCTTCGTTTTAATCTATTCGATGCTAGTTCTAATAATACTGCTGGTAATTATAATACTTTGGGTAGTACCACTAATGCGGTGACGACCACCACCCCATACGCAACTACCACCTCAAACTCTTCAATTTTTTCAACCAATTCTTTTACTGACAACCAATCACTTAATAGGGCAATTAATGTAGGTACATCTTCAATGGCAATAGAAACTGGTAGAGTTCAATCTGGTGGTTTTTCCGAACAAAAAATGGTAAAAGTTAACAAAAATTTTTCATATGTACCATTTTATTCCGTTGAATATAAACTATTACCTATTTCACAAAAAATAAATACAGTTAAAGATTTAAACGTAAAAGTTTATTGTAAAAACTGTGGTAAAAAAGCTGGTAAAACCGACAGATTCTGTGGTTCTTGCGGTTTTAAATTATAATAAAATAATAAGGTTAACGTATAATTTAATCCCTAACTTTTAGTTAGGGATTTTTTTTGTAACTTTGTTAAAAATAAATGTTAAACAAAATAATCTATAACTATTTAATGAATTCGTTAATTAACGAATCTTCTACCATTAAAATAACTAATACAGAAAAACTAGATTTGTTCATTAAAGAAATGTTAGTTAAAAAGAAAGAAGAAACTCACCATAAGTCCGATTCTTTTAATCAAGCATATCGTTTAAGAACTGGAATGGGTGGTGAGATGGCTCTAGAGCAATTCTTAGGTAAAAACTTTGTTGATTTAACAATCGGAGACTCAAATGATTATCATGTCCCAGACCTATCTAAAATAGGGTTAAATGTAGGGATTAAAACCGTAGAGTTAGGTAAGTACCCAGTTATCTTTAAAAAATCCGAAAGACCAGAAATTATCGTATTAAGGTTAAGTGATGAAGTCTATTCAATAATCGGGTTAGTTACCACCAAAGACTTAAACAGTTATCAAGATGATAGTAAAATTTTAAGTCCTAGTCTAAAAGCTAGAGGGACCAAGACTGCATTTGTTGGATTAAATAAAATTAAACCTTTTTCAAACTATGAAGAATTAATTGAATTGTTAAATATTTGCTAACTATTTTTAACAGACAAATATTACCATTACCTTTACAGTCAAATAAATAAAAAAAAAACATTATGGCAACTATCACAAGAAAACAAAGAGTTTTAACTGCAATGACAACACATGGTTCAATTAGTCCATGGTACGCCATTAATCAACTTGGTGACACAAGACTTTCAGCATCTATTTTTCAATTAAAAAAAGATGGGTACGATATTTCAACAGAAATGGTTAAAGGTAAAAATAAGTTTGGTGATGAAATTAGATACGCTAAATATTCATTGGTTCCAACCCCGTAATTATTTAAAAATTTTAGAATTAATTTCATTTGAAAACGAATTAACTAAATCAGATAAAATATTTGAATAATCGTATTTTTCAGAATTACTCACCAGCATTGATTTAATAAGTGACGTTGTTATTTTTTTACGGTTAGTAAATTTATCTAATTCTAAAACGTAGGTAAAACTATAAATATCGTCATATAAACTATTAAGTTTTTTTGGTTCGATATTTATAGTTATGTTAATTGAATGTGTTTTCCCATAACTATAAACGCTAGTATAAACGTTATCTATCTTATATTCACCATTACTCAGATTAATTTCTCTATCTTTTAGGTAATCGAATGAATTTTCAGATGGTAATTCATATGATTGTTTTTTATTCACATCATCTGGTGTGAAAATATATTGTAATTTTACCTTTTTTGGTGTGTTATATGTTTTCTTAACGATATTTAAAAACAATTTAGCCTCTTTTTTATTTGGGAATATGACAGAACTTGTATCTTCTTTATAGTTATCTTCTGCACTCTCATAGTCATAAGAACTACTACAATATTGGATAATGTAGTCGTTATCTGAGTCTAAAATTATTCTACTCCCATTATTGTACTCATCAACGTAAATAGTTGTACCATCTTCTAATTCAACTCCAGCATCGACCGTACCAACTATTTTTTTACCTAATAAAACTGACGAAGTAACAAAATTATTAAGTTCAGTTTTTTTATTTTTTTCTTTTTCTTCATCTTCCCGATAGTTTTTATCGTAAGCTATATCATCGTCTATATGACGCTTAATGTTAAAATCACTAATATCTTCTTCTCTATATATTTTTAGTGCTCTCCTTAAAGAATTTTTTAGACCATCCCCTTCTTGTGAGTCAATATAACTATCAAAATCGAAATCCTCGTTTATAGTATTTTTTTTACTGATATATCTTTGTTCAAACAAAAAATTAGCGTTTAATATATTACTTAATTTATCTATTTTTCTCATAACTTTTAATATAATTATCCTTGTCTGATAATGTTGTACCCATCTATCTGTTGTAATTCATTACCCATTAAATTTATTTTAGTTTCATCATCTGATTTAATTTCACCTTGTTCATCGCTACCATAATAAAGATTACAAGCTTCATTTTCGTCTATTTGGATAAACTCAACTTTCTCTATTTTATCCATCCACCCAAATGTTTGTTCGATTAAATCATCCTTTGTTAATTCCCCGTCAGAATCTAAAAAATTACCATTGGGAAGTGCTACAACAACATGACCATCTTCAAAATCGTACTCCCAATCACCTAAATGTTCCCACCCTTCTTCTTTAAAATAACCTCTAATAACGTATATTGGTAAATTATGTTTTCTATGTAATGCTACAGCATAAAAATTACATCCACCCATATTATAATCAACCTCGTTTAAAAGGTTTTCTCTAAGTAATTTTTTTATAAACTTTTTCATAGTAATAAATATCACAAAATATGTTAAACCTTCATTTAAATTATCCTTAGAACATAATGGTTGAAGATTAACTAAACCCCAACACAAACGAACTCATTGGTAATATATTATAAATATCTTTATAAAACAAAAAAAGTCTCATAATTGAGACTTTTTTTGTTTATATAAGAAAGACAGTTTATTATCTTAATTCGTTAATGTTGAATGTTGGTACACCATCTACTCTAATATGTCCGTAAAATCTGTTGTTTACAACTTTTTTAGCGTAACGTGTCATAATTCCCTTCACTGGAGCGAAGTTAAATGGGTTATACATTGTTGGTGTCAATTGTAATGGCACGTATGGTGCATAAATATAACCAGTATCTAACAATGATTTTCCTTTGTGTCCAATAATTACTGAGTAAGCTGGAGCGTAAGGGTCACGATAAACTTGGTAACGACCACTTAAAGCACCGATTCTTTCAATACCCATGTTGTACTCATCTTGTTCTGGGTTAGCATCACTTACGTGGAAGTATTCTAAATCATCAAAAATAGCTGATATTTCAGAAGAAACTACGATAAAGTTAGCACCACCTCTAAGAGTTGTTTTGTGGATTTGAGCAGAAACTTGGTTAATCTTAGTGATTAATGTTTGATTCCAATCTTTTTGAGTATATGGTTGAGCACCTTGAGAAGCACGTCTCCAACCATTATAGTCAAAACGCATTTGCCATGCAGCAGCAACACGAAGGTCTCTTAAAATTTCACGGTCAATTTCAGCAGCAACTTGCTCAGAAAGCATTGCAGTTAATTCAGCTTCAGCGTCAATGTTTTGGAACGCACTAACGTCTTGTGCTAGTTCTGGAGACCATGTAGCTCTTAATTTTCTTTCTTCTACAGAAACAACAACTTCATCTAATCTGAAAGAAACTTCTCCCATTTCAGTTTCAAGTTCTAATGATGCGTAATTAGCCCATGCTGAAGTAAATGTGAAAGCAGAAACAGTAGTTGCAGAAGCACCAATGTAACCGTCATAACTTCCAGTTCCACCAGCAGCAAAATCAATTGGGTGACGTAAATCTAATTCTAAGAAACAAGTTCCACTTCCATCAGTTAGGTAGTTAGAAGTATTTCCCAAAGTTGATGGTGTCTTAGTTTTAGTTACAATACCTTGACCATATTGTTGAGTCACTAAACGGAAAGGAATTTCCTTACCAGCACCTATAATCTCTCCACCATCTCTATCTAAAATACGTTCTTCTGTAACGACACGTAACGAAGCTAAAAATGATTCAGTATCCATTTGGTTACCATCAGCACCAGTCATTACTTCTCTACCGTTAGTGATAACACTTGCAGAAAAACCAGAGATACCTACGATAATACTTCTTAATGAACCATCAGTTGCTAAAGGCAATACATCTTCAGCAGCGGCTGGAACCATAGCACCAGCATCGTTTAATGTGTAAACAGTGTTAGCACCAGTTACAATAGTTAAAGTACCTTTTGAGTTATCAAACAATCCGTCATTGTAGAACGCATCGTATAAGTTTTTCCCTAAGAATGGAGTAACTTTACAAGCAGCGTCATCAATACAAGAAGGAATACCGCTTTTCATGTTAGTGTGTGAGAACGTACCAGCCGCTTCTCCTTCTCCTTCAATACGAGAAGATGTTTGTGGTACAAAGAAGAACAATTTACCAATTGGCATGTTCATAGCTTGTACAGACACAATGTCGTTAGCTAATAATTTTGAAAAGACTCTACGTACAATTGGGAAAACAACTGTTTGAAATGAACCAGAAGACTGAGAATCAGTACTTTCAGTTAACATAGTAGCAGCTTGATTTTCGTACAATTGGCCAATGTTTTCTCTAACGTGACCTACAAGACCATCTAGGAAACCTAATGAACCCCATCTCTCTTGCGTCTCTAAACGAATAGATTTCATGTGGTTATACGAGATTTTACCAACTTGCCCTGAATTTAATAAATGTGACATAATTTTTTTTTGTTTTTTTTTTTTAATTATTAATATTTGTTTTTATTCTCAACTCTTCTCATCAATTCTATGATTCTTGTCGTTGAAGGGTCAACATATGCTGTGCTTTCATTCAATTGTTTTGAAGAGCCAGTAGATGCATCCTTACTGAATTTATTTCCTATTGATTCAGAAATTGGTTTTCTTCTTTCCAATTCATTACCGATAGTTTTAAAAAGTTGTTTTGATTCTTTAATGCTTTTAACATCATCAAAACGTTTCATTATATTTTCTTTCTCACCTTTAGTAGTAGAGTGTTCTACGAATAAATTACTTACACTTGCTAAATTAGAATTGAAAATTACTGTTTCAACTAACTTGTTTCTAAAATCTTTAAGGACAACTCTAAATTGTTCGTTCTCACTTTTTAATTTTTTTGCTTCCGTTAGTAATGCATTGTATTTTTTTATTGTTTTTGAAACTAAAGCTTTTGATGCTTCATTGATTGATTTTGGATTCTCAGGTGCTCCAATTGAGCCAGGACCAGTCTTATTACGATTATTACCTACACTCATTCCAGTTCCGATACTAATCTTTTCATTAATTGGTTCTTCCTCCTCTTCTTCCTCTTCTTCCTCTTCTTCTTCGTCAGCTGGCATAAAATCATCTGATTCATCTGATTCTACATCATCTTCCATTTCAATTTCATACTCAACTTCTTCATCATCTTCACCATCTTCTAACTCCAATGAATCTTCGTCATCCATCTCCATTGAATCTGTATCCATTTCCATTGAATCTACATCCATTGAATCTGTATCCATTCCCATATCTGGTTTTGGTGAGTTCATACCGTCCATTTTAACTACATACTGACCTGGTTCGTTAATATTTAAATGAATTTCATCACCTACAATTTCGATTTCATCATCACCATTTAATTTTTTATAAATTGCGATTATTTCATCATCTTCTGCTCCAGTCATATCCATTTCCTCTCCACCTAACACATCTGTGTCCATTCCTAAGTCAGCATCCATTTCTGGACCTTCTAACGAGGTATCAATATCACCAAATTCATCATCAACTAAGTCTTCTGAATCTAATTCTAATTCTGTAGAATCTTCACTATCCATTTCTGGTTGTTCCATTTCTTCATCATCATCTTCTTCCTCATAAACTTCATCCATCATAGATTCCTTAACAAGACCATTAATTTCTTCTCTAGCTACGCTACGAAGTATTTCTTTAGCATTTGAAGTAAGTGTTTTTTGGATGTTATTAAAATCCAAAACTGCTTCTTCGATTATAGTTTTTTTATCTGTCATTTTTGTTTATTATCTTTATTTTAGTTTTATAGATAAGAATGAGTCAACCTCATTTGTTAATAAATATATGTTTTTTTATTAAAAGACTTATTTTAGGTAAAAAAACTAAAAAAAAGTTATCCTAATAGAAATTTATCTAAACTATCGTTTAAATTTTCATTTACTATAGATTTTTTTGATGAAACCCCCTCAACGTATTGAAAAATTTCTTCTTTTTTAACTCCAACCCAAGAACCTGGGGTTGATGGAGTAGTAACTACATCCCAACAAATAATTTCATAATCGTCTTGAACTATCTGGTCACCATTTCTCCCTTCAACTAAAGAACCTAAACCTCTAGATGAAACTCCAATTTTAATTCTATTTCTTAATAGGTTAGCAACTTCATCACCTTTTGTTGAGACAATACCATATTTAATAAATCCAGGAGTCATAAGGATTTCCATTTTACCAATCAGTGTATTACCTTCCCAAGACGTTTCTACTATGATATGAGAAATTCTATCACCAGCGATAATGTTTGACTCTGGATGGTCTAATTCACCCACAGCTCTACGTTCTCTAATCGCTTCTTGATATAATCTATCTTGGTTCTTAAGTACTTTTTCTGGATAAATTCTACCATTACGGTTTAGAATATCAAACTTTTGTAATACCACATACACTAAAAGTGGTTCAATAACTTCTAACTTAACACCACTTTCTATTTTCTTTATTTCGTTAATGAATACTTGATTTCTTGGGTCTTCTGGAGATATGTAACCAGCATCGTGTTCGATAAGAATCCCCCAACCACTTTGACCTCGCTTTAATATTGTAGCATCTTTATTTGTACCGTTCATATTTTTACTTATATATGTATAAATATGTTATTAAAACAAAAAAACCCCTTAGTTAAGACTAAGGGGTTTAAATTATTTTTTTCTCTTATTAAATTTAAAGTATATATTTTCGTTAAATACTTTATCTGTTATGTTAGGAATCAATTCATCTAATGTAGTTCGCATTTCAATTGAATTTGCTGGTATTTCTTTTTCTAAGAATAAAGTTATTTCACAACTCATAAAACTACGCTTACCTATTTTAACTCCAGATTTTCGGATATCAAAGTCGATGATTGTTTGTTCTTTTTTAAACCTAGTTTTTGGTGTTAAATCTAAAAAATTATAGATGGTTTGTTTTGTTTTTTTTCTAATATTTTTTATCACCCTATCATAATCTACATCTCCTACTACTGTTGGTTCCCCCCATGATGAAATATTAATATAAATCGCTTTCGGATTTTTATTATTTATACTACCAAATACTACATTATAGTTATTTATGTTTTCAATTTTTAATTCTTTACCAGTCTTCATATCTTAATTTTATCATAAATATAATTAAAATAATCTAAGGAAACAACTATTCTTTAACTATTTTTTAACTTTTTTTTTACTTATTTAAAGTATTCCATAGCGTAAAAGCGATACCTAACATTATTTGCACAAAAGTTATTATTCCAATAGCGGTATTTAATATATTTTTTTGTCTATATACCTCTTTTTTAGCCTCTAACATTTGAGATGGTGACCATACTTCATGTACTTTATCAATCCAAGCAGAATTAATACTTAAATTTTTTTCAATATTTTTAACATCGTTTAACTTTAAATTCATTTCATCTAATTTATCGTAAAAATCAGTTCTCATTCTTTCATGACTTTCATTTAGTCTTTCTAATTCTCTTAAAACTAGCTTACTGTATTCTCCCCATGTATCTTTGCTCTCCATTATTGTTGAATAGTGTTTAATATTTTAGTGAAAGTTGAAATTGTGTCCTCATACGTTTTCACTTTATTTTTAATGGTTTCTTTTTTAGAAAGTTCTTTATTACTCTCTATTAAAAACCCTTTTAAATGTAAAACTATTGTTTTATACTGACTGTTTATTTCATCTATGCAAAGCTCATCACTTAGCTTTCTCAACTGTAGTATATTTTCGTTTGGAACTTTTTTCATAATAATATTTAATTTTATGTTAAACTTTGTTTTAATGCCATTAGTTTTGAAATGTTATTAAAAAAATCTTCATTAATTTCTTTTTTATCATTCAAAAGTCTATCTTTTACATTCAAAAGTTTATCTTTTGTGTCTGCTGAACTACCAATTAAACGCTCATTAACCATATCAATACATTCTCTAAGTGTGTTTAAATACACCTCTTCTTTTTTAGATGAATCAGAATCAATTAATACTTTTAAAAGATTCTTTTCACTCTCATTAATACCAGAATACCTTTCGTTATATTTATCGACTAATATGGTTGTCATCATACTATTTGGTAACCCAGTGTCTTCATAAATTTCTCTAGGTTTATTATTTGTAATAAATTTTATTATATTGGCTGTAGCCTCTACAATTATATCTATATTTTTAACATTCTTCTTAGTGAAAATTAAAACCTCAATGTCTTCATGAAGCTTAATGTTATCATACACTTTATTATAACTTTCAGTTATTGGTTTAGCTAAACCTAAATTTAGTTTTTTAATCTCTTCCCTATTAAATTTATTTAAAAGACCTATATTTTCTTGTAGAAATAAATTCGCTTTGAATTCATTTGATTCTACTTTATTTTCAATGTTATCATAAATAAGAAATTGAGTCTTTAAAATTTCATTTTCTTTTATTGATTTAACATACTTCTTAAACATTATCCTAGAATTTTTGTCTTTGGTTGGTAAACCTTCAACTAAAATACTATTATATGAATTAGTAATTTTTCCAAAATTTTGCATACCTATATTTATTAATAAATATTATAATAATTTGTAAAATGTATTATTCTAATAATTTATTTATATCATCAATCATAGTATTAACTGATTTGTTTATTTTTACTGATTTATCGTAAATCTTAACCCTTTCATTTTTTAAAGTGTTATCCTCAGTTTTAATAGATTCTACCAATACATCAACCCATTTATTTTGATATTTTTTAGTTTTTTGAACCATTTTATTATTTAATTCAACTCTTTTATTAGTTAATAATTTATCTACTCTAACTAAATTTTCTGTCAAATTAGCTGGTTCCGCTTCTTCAACAGAACCTAAATCTTCTCCACCTAAATCTTCTCCACCTAAATCTTCACCACCAGTTTCTAAACTGTCGTCTCCACCTTCAGTTTCTCCATCACCAAAGTCTAAATCTTCACCACCAGAACCTCCACCTCCAAATGAAGCACCTCCTCCACCCCCAAATGAAGCACCTCCTCCAGAAGCATCTCCACCCTCTTCACCTTCAGATGGGTTACCACCTTCTAGTGCGGCTTTAAAATCACCATATATTCTATCTACAGTATCAAACATACCAGTATGTTTAATAACACTTGAGGTGTTAGCTAATTCAGCTGAAGCAGCTTTTTCCATTCTTTGTTCAAGTAAATCAGATTTTATTTCATCATTAGACCAACCCAGTATTTCTCTATGAGCACGTGTCCAAGACATAACAGCAAAACCATTTCCAATATCAGCAACAGCATCTTTAACCAACGTAACTTTTTGTTGTAGGTGCTCAACCTTAAGCATTTCAGCTTGGGTTGATGGGTTATTTAACGTTAATGTAAAATTATCTAAGTCCTCATCAAAACCTAATAAATATAGATGTATAATCGCTATTTTATTTAATTCTTGCAACATAGATTGTTGAATACGGTTAATCGTTCTAGAAAATCGGATATCTTGTATCGCTAAATTCTTTCCATCACCAGCAGCTTCTTCAAAACCTAAAAATGGTTTTGGTACTCTTAGGGCTGTAAATAAATTTCTTTGAAGGTACTCTATATCAGAAATCTGGTCTAAATTACTGTTTTTCAAGTAGTTACCAGCTTCTGTTGCAAATGTATGATAATTATGGTATAATTCATCACCATCAACAGTTATTGTTCCAGTATCTATTTTAATGGATGACCATTCAATAATACTTACTTTACGTATATTATCTTCTGTGTCATTAACACTATCATTGTTAAATGTCATCAATGAATCACCAACGACTAAATCTTTAGCTTCAACAAAACCTTTAGTTTTATGCACCCATTTATGGTCGGGTGTTGTTGTAATTGACTGACCATTATCTAAGGTTACTTTCATAACTTCAGTATTCATTCTAGTTTCACCAGCCCAAGTAATAATACCTGAAGCTAAAGCACCTGTATTAGGGTCACAAGAGTGTACCCACATATCTTTATTACCATTGTTCCATTCTGAAATAATTTCATTAAGTTCTAGTGTTCTACCATCTAATAATGGAATCCGAGTATCTAAAGCGATACAAGCACCAGGCAAAGTATCAATCGGGTTAGGAGCATCTTCTGTTCTTACTGGTATAAAATAATCTTGGTCGTTACTTAATTGATGATGTTTTAAATCTATTTGACCAGTCTGTGGGTCAACAATAGGCATACGTTTAAATCTATCCGCTATTGAGTTTACGTAACTTTCTACATCGGCTTCATCAATGTTACCAACATAAATTTTATAAACACGTCTTTCTGGTGCTCTAGTAACTCTATAAACCAACATTGCATCTTCAGAAAGAATTAATTGTTTCCAAATACGTCTTGCTTTCTCTAAAATAGAATTGTGGACAACGATACCATTTGCATAGAAATTATGGTTATCATTTTCAACATATATATCGTATGTTTCGTGTTCACCACTTTCCTCAATTGATTTAATCGGTTCTAAAATAAAATCATTAGTTAACCTATTATCAACAACTAATAAATCACCTAATTTAAAATCTAGCGTATTTTTATAATCGAATTTATTTAATTCGGTATCATAATACATTATTTTATGTTCTTTAGATGCGTCTATAAAATTATGTTCGGTGCTGAGTTTATAAGTTTTTTTATTACCAGAATTAACAGTATCCAATACTTTTGACAATACTTTCACTTGATTAATTACATCAAATGAATAAACCATATCACCAATAACAATATCTTTTATCTCCTTATACCCCTCACTTGTCTCAACGCTAGAATCATATTTTAAACACGTACCGTAAGGCAAACGTCTATCATCCCCTAATAAACGGAAATGAGCTATTTGCCATGAATTAAATTCTATATCACTTCCTCTCCAATAAAATTTGACTTTATCTACAGTTGAGTTTTCTGTATTAGCTGAGCCAGTGACCATTTCAAATAAACCAACTTCTCTACGTTCCATCTCATAATTAGGTAATTGCTTACCACCAACAACCCCTTGTTTTTCATCAATATTTAAAAAAACAAAATTATCACCATACTTACAATTTGATAAAAACACACCAGAATTTATTGAGTATGAACCATTTAAATCTTTACCACAAATTGGGAAATTATGTCTATCGTGTTCTCCATTAGGCCCAACAGCTTCTAGACAATACACATTTGAAGTTTCAGCTAACTTAATTACCGAAACGACTTTATGGTTAATTACTTTTTTTATTAAATTTATATCTTCGGCATTAAACGACATAAGTGATTCACCCACAACTAAACTATCAGCTCTTTTAAATGAACCATCCATAACCATATATTCATGGTCTGGTGTCGTATCAATATATGTTTCATCTTCTAGCGTTACACGATATAATTCACTATCTTCTCTGGTTAAATCACACCATATGATTTTACTAGGTACGATAACTTGGGTCTCATCCTGAATAGCGAAAGACCAAATTTCCTCACCTAATTTAACCCTAACAGATAAGTCTTTTATAGTTGTTTCTGTCCCATCCAATAAAGGGATTATAGAATCTTCTCTAATTGGAGTATTTCTAACCCACATAGGTAATGACGTATGTAAATCTAACCTATTAAAAAACAAATCTTCAAGTATACCCTTTACTCTATTACTATCAGAATAAATATTTAACACCCTACCATTATCGTTAACTGTAGTAGATTCTTCCATCATTACATCTAATGCGGCTGCGATTGTTGGGTAAAACTCCATTGCTTCAAAATCCGAATATGAGCCAATACGAGTTGTTTCATAATTCATAGATTGCTGAAATAAGCCACTCTCAACTTTTTTCCACATCCCACCCAAATATTTATTTTGTTGAGCTTGTAGTTTTGCTCTCTCAAAGTCAGCTTTATTATCTGTTTTTAATATTTCGGTATTACCACCTAAATTATATCTTTGAGTTGGTTGTTTTTGGGTTAATCTATTTGATTCTGGACCAACAATTTGACCTAATCTTTGAAAAATTGTTAATTTATTGGTATTTGCCATTGTTTTTTTTATAAGTATAGTTTATTTTTTAAAAATTTAAATAGTTATTTTATTTTCTACGTCCAAATAACCAACCATATTGACCATTTGGGTCTCTTGGGTTTTTAAAGGTTTCTTTAGGTTTTGAGTATATTTTAGAATCAATAGGTCTAGAGTCTACTCTTTCATTTACTATTGGTTTATTCGAACCACCATTCAACCAAGAACTTAACATTGCTTTGTTTTGTTTCTCCAATCTTTCAAGACTCTTAAATGAATGTTCAGCAACCCATAAAGCCATAGCAATGGCCATGATTAAATCATCGTGAGCACCTTCTTGGTGGTCTGGGCGACCATTTTTGTAAATAAAGGTATTCAGTTCGGTAATCATTCTAGCCGAACGAATTTTTATAGTATTGGTCCTAATACTATATTCTAAGTTTGATATCATAGGTAAACGCACACTTGTTGCATGAAATCCTGGGATTTTATTATCAGAACTACCACTTACAAGTTCTCTTTGTCTAGCTGAAAGTATTTTACCGTTTGAATTGTCGTAATGTAACAATTTATATTCGAATTCAAGTAACTTTAATACAGTTGAAACACCCATACCACCAGTAACATCGACTACTGTATATGCTTTATACTTTGAACCATATTCCTCAACTATTTGTGCCAGTAAATCAGGTTGTATTTTACCTTGATACTCCATAACTTCTTCCATTACAGTAATATCAATAATAACTACAGTAGATTCATCGGCACCATCACCTCTACTTACATCACAATTATGTGTTGTTATATGGTGACACATAAAAGTGTTAGTTTCACATTCAAAATTATAAACATCCCCAGTAAACTTAGACTTGTTTATGTTGTTAACTTTAAAATAAATATAATCTTTATTGTCATCAAAATGACAAGAGTTAATGGTTTGTTTATTATTTGAGTTAAAATCATTAAAATTTAATTCATTTAATTCAGTATCATCAGTTTTATAAATTAGTTTTATTAAATCTAAACTGTCATGACTAGCTAAAGTTAAATCATAGCTTTCTGTCCCCCCCAATTTACCTAAAGATGAAACAACCCCCAATGAAAATATAATATCTTGTACTGACTCTAATAATTCTAAATTTACACCAACAAAACTCAGTTTTAGGTATTGTTTAGTTTTACTCAAACATCCATTACTATCAAAGTAACCTCTAATTAATTCTTTTTTGTTTTCATCAGAGATAAACTTAACCCACTCTGATATTTTATTGTCATTTGAATTTTGACCAAAGTTTTCTAATATAAAATAATATAAAAATTTATAATTAAATTCTATTGTTTTGTTATTATGGCTAAATAATGGTGAACAGTTAAATAATCGGGTTATAATATTTTTATATTTTTCGACATAACCTTTTTGGGTTTTATCAAAATTTAGTGATATTGAATGGGAATCTTTAGTTAACGAACCATTACCTAACCACATACCAATAAACCACCAAAAATCGTTATCGAGTAATGGTGAATCGATATTACAAGGTACATCATTAGTTACTACCCATTTATCTTCATAAGTGGAATTAATTGATTTTTTGTAGGTGTTAGGGACTTTTACCCAATCACCTACTTCAACCTCTTCTACCCTTGTATAATTGAAATCTAAATCTAAATTACTTTTACTAATTAAAATTGGGTGTTCCTTGGTGAATGTTGTTGTTCTAAACGTACTATCCATTTGTATTTCAAATATATCCTCATCAATTACAGGATAAATTTGTCTATTAATTATATTTACGTAATTACCATCTTCACTTACTAACTTATCGTTAATGTCAACATCTTTAATATTTACTAACCCTTTATCAGTTAATACTTTTTCGTATGGGGTTAAACACCCCAATATATATTGGTGTCCTTCAATAGGTTCAGCCCATACCCATATTTCCTTATTTGCACCAAAAGTTGCAATTGGTTCTTTTACGTTATTCTTTTCCTGAAACAAAATAAATTCTTCTGCAATAACGTTACCTCCAGAACCAATGAACGACACATCAAGTTCTTGTGCAATCATTTTTGCGTCATTATTCATACCCATACACATACCTTCATACCAAGTAGAAGTAGCTTTCCAACCATCATCTAAACGAAGTTTATAAGATTCAAAAGTGAATTCATACTCGCTTTCTACAATATCGTCTTTTAACCAACGTAAGTCTTTATTATAACGCAAATCTTCATGCCATTTCATTTCAACAATATTGAAATTATTTTTCTTATATTTTGCTTGGTCGTAAGTTTTATAATATAAAGAATCCATACCATTTGGTGTTTGATGACCTAATATACCATTATAAATAACGGAATGACACCAAAAATCATTAGTTTCAGGTAATGAAACATCATATGTTTTATTTTTAAGTTTTTCTAATTTAGTTATTGGAACCCATTTTGAATCTTTAAAATTAATTTTATCAATTGAATATCTGGATAAATCAAGATTTAAAACATTAATAAAATAATCTATAAATTCATTAAAAATATTTACTGATAAATTAGCTGTTTTGTTTTTATTATAAATTCTAATTTTATTAACTAGTAAACCAGTGTTAGGTAATTTTCTAACTAATTTATGTTCGTTTATGATATTTCTAATTATATTTTTACCGTTTGGTATTATTCTATTATTATAGGATACTAATTTATTTTGTCCTCTTTTTATTTGTTTCCTATTAAATCTAAAACCAATGGTGTCGTAATATTTATCCGCATCAATAGATGTTGATGAAATCTTATAATATTGACTACTAACTTTAACTTTTTTAGTTGGTAGTGTTATTCCTTCTGAATAATCAGTTAATATACCAAGATTTAAAAATAAAAACCTTATTTGTTGAATTAATTTTTTAGAGGACAAATTTATACCTATCGTACCTCTAATATTATCAGAATAACCATCACCATCCATAATACCTTGTAACATAGCAATAATATTTTCACGCCCCATTTCAAGTAAACGTTTAGGTATTAACTTATTTGGGGCTTTTAAGGTTAAATTAAACCCCAAATACTCTAATAAACCACCTAAATATTTAGATGAAATTTTATAGTGTAAATTATCGTGTGATGAATAATTAAACCCAGCATTAGATATGTATGTGCCAACATTATCACCACATGTTATCGTAATATCACAACCATAAATATTTTTTGGTTCATAACTAGACCCTTCTGATAAATATAAACCAATTAGATAAGCTAAATCAGTATTTATTTTATCATAAATTATTTTTGGTTTATCTTCTGTATTTGAAAACTCATAGGTAAAATCAATGGTATCGTTATTACCAAAAATATTAAACGAATGTTGTACATTAACATAATCACCGATTTCTAATTCACTAACCGTAAACCAATCATATTTGTTTTTTTTATTTGAATAAGACCACAATTTATGTGTTTCAGTTGACTCAAGTTCTGAATTATTAGTTGTTAATTTTATAGTTTCTTGAAAACCATTATTAACAATTAAATTTGATTTCCTAGATACATTATTTCCTCTAATATTATATTCTTTAACATAATAACCTAAATTAGGTATATCTGGTTCATCATAATTAATAATGTCTTTCATTTGTTGTAAACCATTGTCAGTAAAAATAAAAGTATCTTCAGTAACACAGGATATAAGTGTCGCTCTACCCCCAGTATTATGACTTATAATACCGTTTGAAATAAATGAATTTGTTTCTGGTACATGTAAATCATAAGTATAATCTTCTGACTCAGTTATAGAAATAATTTCATCGATATAAAACATTTTTTCATTACTTACATTAACAAATCTTGCGTTTTTTTTCTTATTTAATAAAAATTCTTTATTATTTTGTTTTCTATCTAATCTGAAACCAATTTCGTCATAAAATTTAATTGCATTATTTGAATAAATTTTTAAGTTGTAAATTTTACAAATATTTTTTTTATTTTTTATTATTGATGATTTAGAAGTTTTTTCTTTTTCATATTTAATATGTGATATAATACCAAAATTAAATAATAAAGTTTGTAGTGTTTGAATTAATTTTTTGGATGTGCTTGAATATTTAATATCCTTTACAGTACTCACCCCATCACCATCGAATATACCTTGTAAAAACACTTTAATGACATCTTTAGGCATCTTTAATAAAGCTAAAGGTATTTCCTTATCCCTAGCATTATTTTTCGCCAACCCAAACATTTTAAACCATTCTATTAACTCAGTTGAGTTAAATTGATAATGACGGTCATCAACTTTTTTAAATGCGTTACCTAAACAAGCTTTATCTGTTAATAGAAAATTTGTTATGTAATCGTCAATATTTGTGATGGTAATACCACTTGAATTAAAATTACCCTGAGCTAAGAATAATCCTAATAAATAAGAAAAATCTAAATTATCACCAAGGTTTTTAGGTATTGTGATGTTTTCACCATTTTTGTGTTTATCGAAAACAAAATTTACTTCGCTATTATTACTAAAATAATTTTGACCATATTGAATTATTGGTTTGTCACCAATTTTTAATTCGTTCATCCGTACCCAATTCTCAACTCCATGGTTATCAATTAAAATAGGATGTTTCCAACTGCCCTCTAATTCAACACCTAATTTAGTTTTAATTTTAAATGTTTGACCATATTCACTAACAAAAGTTTGAGTTGCGTTAACAATATCACCATCTTTATTACAAACTTTATGTGGTAACTCCAAATCGGTAAAACCTATTTTATCTTTTTCAGAAACTAATTCATCAAGTTGAATTAAACCATTTTCAGTTAAAATTAACGAATCTTTTGTTAAACAACCTAGTGCAGTAAGTGCAGCACCAAAAACTTCCGCTCCGTTATCAATATAAGCGGCCTCATCCATAATAAGGGTTGTTGGGGTAAAACCACGAAGTGCATCCTTAGAAGTTGCTACGGCCTTTACTCTACTATTATTTGGTAATCTAATTTCTTTTTTGGCGTTAACAATAAAAATTGTTTTAGCTTCATTCTCTGGAGAACCATAATATTCGTCTCCCCAAACCCATCTTGGTAATTGAGATAGAAAATCTTTAATTTTTGCCAAGAATTCAAAAGCTAAATCTTGTTTATTCGCAATAATAAGAATATTCTCAGGGTTATTACCGTCAGCTAAGGCTACGATAATAGCCATATATGCAGCGGTGGTTGTAGATACACCAGCTTGTCTAGGTTTTGTTACTATATTAAATCTATGGTTTTGATAAGCGGTTATGATTTCTTTTTGTCTAGGAAATAGAACAAATGGTACAAAACCTTCTTGTGTTTTATCAAAAGTAGTTAAATATGTTTCAATAGCATATGTTGGGTCTTGCAAACACATAGCATATTCATATAAAATTTCCGTTGTTGTCAGATTCATATTCTTTTTAATATAAATATGTGACAACAACGGAAACTCTATTATTGGTTATTTTAGACTAAACTAAAAAAAAATTAGATTAATTCATCTAAATCAAACCCCTCATTTTCATTAGACTCACCCATTAAATCCTCAAAATTAAATGTACCTGATGACATATCTTCAGTTTCATTCGTTTCTTCATCATTTGAATAAATTTCAGTCATAGCATCATTAAATTCGTCTTCATCTAAATCTTTTCTTATCTCTAAAACTAAATCAGAAATAATTTGTTTACCTTCAGTGGTATTAGCCATTATTTCTCTCATCTTAGTATTAAATTCATCCACTGGTAAAGCAGCTATTTCAGAATAAATGTGGTGTTTCAAACTAAAGTCTTTTGAGTCAATAGTATTGGTGAATCTATCCCATAATGCTGGTCCAATTCTCATATCCCAAGGCTCTGCTTCCAAAAAATCGGCCTTATTAATTACAAATTCACCTATTTTTTTATCTTTAGGTAATCCGTGTCCAGAAAGTAATTCCATAACACCTTTTACTAATTCATGTATAAGAACTGGAAAAACAAGAGCTTGTACATAAATTACAGCCTTTGGGTTATCTTTAGATGGGAACTGTACCTTAACAACACCGCCAGCAACCCCGTTTTCCATTTTAGGTATGATATAATACATGTAATCAGCGGCAGCCATTAACTTAGCGTACTTACTAGGTAAACGCCCTTCCATTTCACTCAGTTCGTCATCAACTAAATGAAACATATGTGAGGATTTTTTTGACGCTCCTTGAATCATAGCATTTAAAAAACGTCTTTTATACACTTCTTTATTTGCGTTAACCATTTCCCCATGGTTATCAAACTCTAAGTCTGTTGTTAATGGTTTTGGTGATTTCTTAGTACCGATAAGACTTATTTTATTAACTAATTCTGCGTTTATTTCAACAACATCTTCTGACATATCATACTCTTCACGTATCATAGAAATAGCTAATTTTTCTAGCTCTTTTTTGTGAGAAGATTCCATTTTAATTGTGTCATTTAAAATAGGCATCATTTCTGAAATAACTTGCTGATTATCTATTTTTTCTAAATCAAAAGCTCTCTTGTATCTAGTTGCTACTTCTTTAAACCTTTTACCCATTATTTTTTGTTCAAAAGAATCTTCATCACCTTCTGGGAAAATTGTGTGCTTACCTAACGAATGTCTTTGTTCAGCTAATTCAGTTTCTAAATCTGGATGCATCCTTTCATTCATTCCATCTGGGTAAACAACAGCTTCATTCAACCTAGATTTAGATTGGACCGTTTTTTTTAGTTTTGCTTTTCTTAAAACTTCTTCCGCTATTTTTTTATAATCAGCCATTATTTTATTTCTTTTGTTTTAATTTTTTTTTATCGTTAATGGATTTTAGTAATTCATTTTTAGTTATAACTAAATTTTCATTAGTTGCCTCTAGTTTAGCAATATCTTTTAACCCATTAATTAATGTTAATAAACCATTTCTAGGTACACCAATCATTTCAGCAAATGCTGAAATCACTTCTCTTTTAGCTACGGGTGTTCTAATTGTATCAATAATGTTACTAGGTACCCTTTTAAGTATCATATCCATTAATTTCTTAGCTTTTACATGCATTTTTTCATCAGACTCTTCATCAGACTCTTCACCATTGGGTGTCAGCTCGTTTAAAACATCTGTTTTTCTTTTAGAAGCACCAAATAGTTTTTCATTCATGTATTTTTTAAACTTAGGTGTGTTCATGTAAGATTCATTATCTCCTTTATTAGAAGATAAAATTTCTTCAACAGTTCTAAACTTTCTAATCTCATTTGTTTCTTTATCAACTAAATAATGTTTAAACCCTTCATAGGTGTCAGGACCGTTATTTACATTTGATGTATCCATATTTTCCTTTGCTAACATTGGTTTAGCAACATTCATTTCAAATTCTTCAATTGAATGGATAATGTTTTCACCAGTTTCATTTAAATCATCGTAACAATAAACACCCATAACCAATTTATTTTCAGAGTTTTTACCTCTAACCATTTGGTATTTTTTATCAGAAATAGTAAACGGTTGTGACACCTCACCACTCTGGGTATCTCTAACATTTGAAAGATATCTAATCCCTTGGTTTGGTTTATCAATAATCATATTTCCAGAAACGTCTTCGTCTACAACATTTACACTAACATTGGTACCTAATTTTTCGACATTTGAAGCAACTATTGGGTCACCCAAATTCTTTTTTGTTATGTTTACCGTTGTTTTTCCTTTATCATCGTTTTCTTTTATCTTATTTTCCATTTTTTAATATATAATTTAGTATTAGGTCTCTTTCATATAACTTAGTTTCAACATCTTCCATGGTCTCACCATATTTAAAAATTAATCTGGATTCTGGGTACGTTTCTAAATCATCTAAGTTTTCCCACGCTAAAGCCACAACACCATCAATTGCATCCCAAACAGCAAAGATAGTGCTGTTTTGAATAACATCTAAAAGTAACTCAGTTTCAATTCGCCCAACACTATTTATAAAAACATCATTGGGTGGGTCTGGTTGCCCAGAAGCTGGTACAGCATCCCATTGTCCTCCATCAACATCTTTAAGTGTGTCAGAGAAGATAAACTCATATATAAAATTATCTTTATAATCTTTACCAATGACATTGATGTATATTAAGAATTTATTTTTCATTAGTTAACATAAAAATTTAATTCGTAAGTATTATCATCTACACCTCTATTGTAAACTTGGATAGCTAATGCTTTTCTTTGTGGTTTACCATTCTTTGTTAATTCAATTGTATGTCTTCTAGTTTCGTCTGGCCTTGGTTTACCTCGACCAAAACTAATTTCTGTACTCCAAGAATCCTCATCAATTTCATATCCTTTAGCTTCAACGCTTTGTTTTGCAAATTGTACAGCACCAGAATAAGTCTCAAAATAAACTCCATCTACTTGTTCTTTCATAGCTTTTGGGTCTGGTTGAACTATTGGTGATGGTAAAAAAGGTTTACTACGTCTACTTGGTTTTGTTTCTGGTTTTGTCATCGGTTTTATAATCGGTTCTGTATCAGGCATTTTGTCTTCTTCTTGGTTAAAAGTTTCTTTAATCATATCTTTTAAATATTTTTTGTCAAAGATAATATTTTTTTTAGTAATTAACAAGCTTTCAGTAACTATTTTAGACACTGGTTTTTTAGACCACATTTTACAAGACCAATATTTTGGTGTTGTTTTATCCTTTGCTTCAGCACAGTTATGTCTAGCTCTAAAAGCTTTTTTTCTTTTAGGGTCATCTCTTTTAATCTCCATATTTGGGTCACCAAAATTAATTTTTACAACATTACCTTTGCTGTTTTTAACGTAAACTTTGAATTTCTTAACATCACCTCTTGTTGGTTTATTTAAGGTTTTATCATCATTCTTACCTTCATAAATATTTAATTCTTCTATGTTACCATGTTCGTCCTCATAACCATTTTCGTTATCACCATAATACTCCATAGAATCATCTTCTATATTAGATTCAAAAAAGTGGTATACCTCCTCGATGTCGTCAGTTGAACTACTGACATGGTCAACAGCCCACGCATGACCATTAGCACACATTTCATCAACTTGTTGTCGGTCCATTTCTAATAATTCACCAGAAGCGTGGTGAATCGTTTTAAGGTTTTGCCAAAACATATAGTTCATTGATTCACCCCTTTCTGAATCCATTTCGTTTTCAGTCGTTAATTTACTCCCTTCACTAATTGGTACACAGTTAGGTACTTCTTTACCCCCTTTTTCTTTCATACCTATTTGCTCATATCCTTTCCAACATGGTTTTGTTTCACCTAAAATATCGTTAGACCCTTCTTGAAACATATTATTTTTTTTAGGTAAACCTAAAAAAAAGCCATCATTTTCAAAAATTTGAAATTCGTTCACTTCTTCTTCTTCTTGGTCATTGTTGTCGTTATCACTAAAATCGACATCATTAGAATCATTATCTTCATTAGAATCGTTATCTTCATTAGAATCGTTGGACCCATCATCATTTCCAGAGGTATTTACCTTTTTAATAATGTCGTCTTTATCCTCATCATTCATTTGACTTGTATGTGTAGCAGATAATAAAGAATTTATTGCAAACTTTTCCAGTTCAAAATCTGGTTGTCCTTGAGTTTCTGAATATTTTCTTAACGATTGACCTAATTTACCTGTTAATTGTTGGATGAATTTTTTAGGGTCGCTTTCTTCGTCAGCATCAACACCAGCATCAAAAGGTGCATCATCAAATGGTTTATCGTCACCCATACTTTCCGTATCATCATTACCTAAATCGTCAAAACCAGCATCATCATTACCTAAATCGTCAAAACCAGCATCATCCGCTGGTTCTGAAATAGGTTGTTCAGTTGGAGCGGCTGGTGCTGGTGCATCAACCTTCAACTTATATTTTGTTTCTGATAAAGTACTTACACTACTTTTTTTTTTAACATATCGTCTTCAGTTTCAATCATAGCATCAATAGCTAGTTCTTCCTCTGTTAAACCATAAGTCTCATCTTCATCATCAATAAATGGGTCTGAAAAATTTTCATCATCATAATCAATTCCATCCTGATTGCCATCTAAATTACCAACACCAGAAAACCCATTATTATTTTCGCTAGAAAAAGCGGCCCCAGTTGCCATTTCACGTAATAAATTATCGTTTAATGAAATATTAATGTCTAGAACTTTACCGTTAGCTTCTGCCAATGATTTAAAACTAACACTTAAATTTCTTTTAGCTTTTTCATAAGATGAATATGCTTCTGTCATTTTATTTTGTAATCCTCCAATATATTTAAAATCTTCGGTTACTAAATCAGATGTTTTTGTAGATACTTTGATGAAATAATTTTTATTCTCTCTCACAATCGCATACGCCTTACCATCTGGACCAAGTTTAGTTAACTCAACAGCATAATTACTTCTGTTTTCTACAATAGGTTTAATCCCCATCAACTCAATCATCCTTTCGTTGATTTCTCTACCTTTTAATCCGTTTGGATTTATACTTAAATTTTTCATTTTTTATTTATTTTTTTTTAAACTGCGTTAATACTTCCAGTATAAACATCTATGTTATGTCCTAGTAAGAAACAACCGCTACCGTTTGAAATAGTTCTAATTGCTATATTAATAGACGATGAAGGTCCAATATTAATAGGTATTCCATTAATATTTGGTGTACACCCCAAGCTACCACCATATATTTGAGTATATGTATGGGCACTAAAATTTGGTGTTTCTGCTGGTACTATCTTACTAAATATGTTATAAGTGATTGCCATTTATTTATGTTTTACTATAAATATAAAAATAAACACAAATGTTTATTTTTTTATTTATTAAATTTTACCAGTCTTCAAATTCATCTAAAGATAAATCTATGTTGGGCGTTGAAGACTGAACATTATCTATCCCTTCTCGACTATCACTTAAAACTTTTTTAACGTAAGTTTTATTTAATTCAACTAAACGTTTAACTAAATTTGCTTCAGTTTCGAAGTATGAGAACCATTCATATTTATCATAAAAGAGTTTATTATAAATACAGTTTAAAAACAAAAAGCACCCTATAGGGTGCTTTTTATCTATTTATCTTAAAATAATTGAATATAATATTTTAATTACTTAAGGGTAAATCTATTTTATCATGTGATTGGTAATTCTCTAAAATAAAATCATCTTTACTTAATTCTGATATTTTACTAAAATCATTTCCCAACTCACGATAAAATTCGTCTGATTTAATGTGTTTTATCATTGGTAATTCGAATGACTTTCTATTTAATTGCTCTTTTATTGGTTCTAAGTGATTTGAATACAAATGAACGTCACCTAAAGCTGCAATTAACTCGTATGGTACCATATTAACAATCTTACCTAATATGGTCAGTAAAAGCCCGTATGAGGCAACATTAAATGGGATACCCAAACCTAAATCCCCAGACCGTTGACTCCACATTAGTGAAATCTTTCTGGTAGGTAATTCATCATCACCACCCTCTACAATCATTCCATGTTTTTCAACCATTAAATCCGTGTATTCGTCCACTGTTAATTCTCTAGTATAAACTTGAAAATTAAAGTGACATGGTGGTAAAACAGATTTACTTATATCACCTACGTTCCAAGCATTAACAATAAGTCTTCTTGAATCTGGATTTTCTTTTAAGTTTTCAATTAAGGAAGTTATTTGGTCTATTTCATGTGTTGAAATATTAATATTAGATGAATCTAAAGCTTCCCATTTTCTCCATTGGGAACCGTATATTGGTCCTAATTCACCATATTTATCACCAAAATCAACATCGGTTTTAATTTTTTCAATAAAGTCTTTCATTGAAAGAACAATGGTTTCTGAACTACTACCATAATTGTTCTTTTCGTTATTTTTTAAGTAGGCTTTATAGCAGTCACCATTCCAAATGTTACACCCACCCAACACCAAAGGTCTAATGTTAGTTTCCCCACGTAAGAACCAAAGAAGTTCAGTTACCATCGTTTTCCAAGCCATTTTCTTCGTGGTCAACAACGGAAAACCATCGGACATATCATGTCTAATCATTCTACCGAATACGCTTTTAGTTCCAGTTCCTGTTCTATCTCCTTTAATGACCCCATTTTCTAGTATGTCAGTTACCAAAGATAGATAACTTGCATCTATTTTATTCATATATTTATTTTTTTATTTTTATGTGATTGACTATAATATCTTTAATTTTGTCTTGTTCTATTTTATAAAGTGCAATAATTTCTTCTATCCTCCCATCCTCAAAATAACGATTATATATCAAATTAGACAACATTTTTTCATATTTAAAAAAAATATGATTTGGTGATTCGTCAATTGAAATGAAAAATATTTTCTCTACCTCATATTTATCAAACTTAATTAATAATTTAGCGGAGCGTGTATATCTTGCCAAGATAGTTACATTTGTTTCAATAGTGACATTTTTTTTACCAAACTGCCACATAATTGAACCTCCAGATAGTTGTGGTTCTGGTATTTCTACAAAAGATTTAAATGGGATGTGGTTATTTAGAATAAAATCTACATATTTCTCGGAAATATTCATTACGACTTAACGGTTTCCTCGTAATCACTAATACTTTTTCGCAATTCTTCAATCGACCCTTTTGTGATATTCACATTTTTAACATAGGTTGAGACAATATTCAACATATCAGATATTAATTTTTTTACAGCTACTTCTGGTGTTATCTTAGACTGTAATGTAGACAAATCCTTTACTTCAGCCAATATTACCGTAGTATCAATAGGTGATAATTTTGTTGTTTTGTATTTTTTTATATGAGTGTTCATAACTGAACCTTGACTATCAGCAATTTCAAATCGCATGTAATCTGTTTTCGACACACCTTCATATATGTATTGACCACCATTAGAAAATATAATGGTCAAACTTGATGTTTTTGTGTTGTAAATTGATGCACAAATATTCGTTGATGAATATATTGCTTTTACTGAATCATTTTCTTCTACTTTTTTAAGAATCATTTTTTTTTCTTTTTTTTTTTATTATTTATTTTTGTGTATTCTAAAACTTTTAATGAGGTCTAAATTAATAATTTCTCCAGTTTCTATGTCATCATTAATTGTTATAATTACCATTGAATTTCCAGTAATAAAGTACTTACAATTAGTGTATTCGTGACGGATTGTACTAAATAAAGACCCACTACCTTTACTCAATGTTATCAACTCAATCATAGTGTATACGCTGTCAGCATTGTCGTTCATTATAATTTTAACCAAAAATACAACTATTTATTGATAAAACAATGTTGTAAAACAAAATAATAGTCGTACCTTTGTCAGGATACAAAAAATTAAACTTATAAAATGAGAGAAGTATATCCAGAAGTAAAAAAAATAATGAAAGACGCTATTGATGAAGCAAAGTCTTTTGATGATGTTAAAATTAGACCAGAACATATAATTTTAGCCATTCTGGTTGACGATAATAATGAATGTAATATTATATTTAAAACTTTAAAAGTTGATAACCTAGTATTATATGATAAAATTGCTGAATTTTTAAGGCAAAATGATTTAACACCTAGAGTTGGTGGTAAAAAAACTTTACCTTTTTCAGATGAAACAAAACAAATCATTAAAGGGATTGATTTAGAATGTGATAAGTTGAATAATACTTCAGTTTCAAGTAAGCACATAATGTTGTCCATATTATCAACTAACTTACCAATAAATTCAGTTTTAAGTGAACACGCAGTAACATATAATACTTTTAAAAAAATGATAATAAACATGAGTGACGAACAAGTGAATAATAGTTTTGAGAGCGACCAAGTTGATGATTCGGGTCCCTTAAAAAATAAAAAACCAATTGACAACAAAAGTAAAACACCCGTTTTAAATAACTTTTGTAGAGACATTAGTAAATCAGTTGAACGTGGTGAAATCGACCCAGTGGTAGGTCGTAGTGAAGAAATTAAAACTATAACACAAATCCTTTCTTGTAGAAAGAAAAACAATCCAGTACTTATTGGAGAACCTGGGGTTGGTAAGTGTGTTACCTCTGATACTGAAGTAGTTATGCGTAACGATATAACTGGTGAAGTATTTAAAACAACAATAAATAATTTATTAAATACTATCACTAACAACTAGAATATATGAATGAATTAAAAAAAATAACTAAATCCGTTGATATGTCTGGATTTAGTGTATTAACGGATAATGGTTTTCAGAAGTTAGAAAAACTACATGAAACCATACCATATGACGTATATCAGTTAAAACTAAGTGATGGTAAGGGACTTAAATGTGCTGATAACCATATTGTTTTTACAGTTAATGGTGATGAAATATTTGTTAAAAACCTAAAAGTAGGGGATTCAATTATTACTCAATACGATGAATTAGGTCAAGCAAAAGAATCTGAGGTAACTGAGTTAACCAATTTAGGTTATGAAGAAATAATGTATGACTTTGAATTGACTGAAGGGTCCAATAGAAGATACTATACCAATGGGATATTATCGCACAATACATCTATTATTGAAGGTCTTGCCCAACTTATTTATGATGGTAATGCTCCTAGAGTACTACTTAATAAGAAAATTTACAGTTTAGAATTAGCTAATGTTGTCGCTGGTACTAAATATCGTGGTGAATTTGAAGAAAGAATGAAAGCTATATTAGAAGAAACAAGAGCCAATAAAGATATTATTTTATTTATAGATGAATTGCATACTATCGTTGGTGCTGGTAACTCATCTGGTGCTTTGGATGCTTCAAACATTTTTAAACCAGCTTTAGCTAGGGGTGAAATTCAAATTATTGGTGCAACCACTCTAGATGAATATAGAGAAAATATAGAAAAAGATGGTGCTCTTACAAGACGTTTTCAACAAGTATTAGTTGAAGAACCCTCACTTGCTGAAACAAAAATAATTTTGATGAATATAAAGTCAAAATACGAAGAACACCATAAGGTTATTTATACAGAGGAAGCTATTGATGAATGTGTTAAATTAGCTGATAGATATATTATGGAAAGAAGTATGCCAGACAAAGCTATCGATGTTATGGATAGAGCTGGTGCTAATACAAACATCGGTAACGATAAACCAGAAATAGTCAAAACACTCGAAGAAAGTAAAAAATTATTAAACATTAAGAAAAAAGAGGTCATTCAAAAACAAAAGTTTGAAGAAGCGGCAAGACTTAGAGATGAAGAACGTAATTTAAACGACCAACTACAAAAAGAAACGGCCATTTGGGAGGAGACTTCAAATAATAATATAACCGAAATTAGTGTTGATTTAATTTCAGAAGTGGTTTCTTTAATGACTGGTATCCCATTAACTAAAATTTCAACTCAAGAAACTAAAAAGTTGATGGATATGAACCAAAATCTTACTGGTAAAGTTATTGGTCAAGATGTTGCGGTTACCAAAGCGGTTAAAGCAATAAAACGCTCTCGTATTGGGATTAAAGATAAAAACAAACCAGTTTCTCTTATGTTTTTGGGTCAAACTGGTGTAGGTAAAACCCTGTTAGCTAAGTTGTTAGCAGAACAAGTATACGGTGATTCTGATTCATTAATTAGATTAGATATGTCAGAATATATGGAACCTAATTCTGTTAATAAAATGATTGGTTCACCCCCAGGCTACGTAGGCTATGGTGAAGGTGGTCAACTAACCGAAAAAGTACGTAGAAAACCGCACTGTGTTATCTTATTTGACGAAATCGAAAAAGCCCATGATGACGTGTTTAATGCTCTATTACAATTATTGGACGAAGGTCAATTAACCGATAGTATTGGGCGTAAAGTTAATTTTAAAAATTCGTTAATTATTTTAACTTCAAATGTTGGTGTTAAAGAATTACACAATGCTGGTAAATCGTTGGGTTTTGGAACCGAAGTATCAGTATCAAATAACGAATTAAGAACCAAATCAATTATTGACAAAGCACTTAAGAAAAAGTTTAAACCAGAATTCCTTAACAGAATCGATGAGTCAATAATCTTTAATAATTTAACTATGGATGACATAGAAAAAATTGTTCATTTAGAAATAGCTAAATTAGAAAAAAGGATTAATGAAATGAATTATAAACTTTTGATTGATGATGCTTCAGTTAAGTTTCTGGCAAAAGAAGGTTATGATGAAGCTTATGGTGCCAGACCATTGTCAAGAGCGATTCAAAGACATGTAGAAGATTCAATTGCCGATGAAATATTAAGTGAACACATAAAAGAAGGTGAAACAATCTCGATAACTTTTGATGAATCATTAGGGAAACTAGAGTTTACCATAATAAAATAAAAATTAAAACCCACAATTTGTGGGTTTTTTTATATATTTATATTTATGAATATAATTGAGAAAGTTTTAAGTGATAAATATGGTGACTACTTGTCAGCTTTAGATATATACGAAAACAAGGCTAGTTTAAAATTAAGTAACATTATTGTAAAAATTGAATATAGAAATCAAGGGATTGGTAGTAAAATCATAGAAGAATTAATCGCTTATGCTGATACCAACAAACAAATAGTTGTATTAACACCATCTTCTGACTACGGTAGTAATAAAAACAGATTAATTCAATATTATAAAAATTTTGGTTTTAAAAAAAATGCTGGTCAATATAAAAATTTTGAATTTAAAGAGGATATGATTCGATACCCAAGAGCTATTAGAGAATCTGTATCCTTAATTAAAGAATTACTTAGAGAGGGGTTATTGACTGAAATGGCCACTGGTAAACACTTAATTGTTGTTGATGTACAACCAGAATATGAAAATGCTTTCGGAAATATGTCTGGTAAACTTTTTGATTACATTAATAAAAACCATAAATCTTTTAGTAACTTAACATTCTTTTATAATGGTTATGATAGTCTAGGTATGATTCAAGAAGGCGAATATCGTGACTGGCTATTTGAACAAGGGTTAGATGAAAATATAGCGTATGAAGCTACATTATACGATAAAGGTTATGCTTTTTTTAGAGTTTGTATTGATAATTCTATTGACTATGATTCCATTGTAAATTTAGTGAGAGAAATGCACCAACAAGATATTAACGATTCTAGAGAGTTAGATGAAGAATTTTGGGATTCATTTATAGAAAAATATGGTGACGAAGAAATCAGAGAATTATTAGAATTTTCAGAAGATTGTTTAAATTTACCAGATTTAATGTCAGTTCTTGAAAATTTAAACAATATTGTTTTAGTTGGTGGTGGAATAAATGAATGTTTACATGAAGTAGAGATTGCCCTAGATGCACTTGGTAAAAATTATAATACGTGGGGAGAATATACATATTAATATGAAAGATAAAATTAAAAAAATACTTAGGGAAGCTTTAGATAAAAAGATAACTTGTACTAACTGCGGTTGGCATTGGAAAGAATCAGAATCTACAAAAAAAGATTTATATATTTGCCACGAATGTGGTAATGATAACGAACCAAAAAAAAAATCTTTAAATGAAAATGTTATGGAAAATAATAAAACAGATGCCAGAAAAGTTGCTGATTTTGTTAATTTTGTAAAGAAATTTCTAGAGATTGATGATGATATTAAAGTTTCTTTGGCATTTACGAGAACCCCAGATTTAACAACCACAGCATATTATGATTATAGTAACGGTGGTTTTATTAAAGTATATGTTAAAAATAGAGCAATCATAGATATTTGCCGTTCAATTGCACATGAATTAGTTCACCATAAACAATTCCTTGATGGAAGATTGTTGGATTCAGTCTCAGATGGTGCCGATGGTAGCCCAATTGAAAATGAAGCTAACGCTGTTGCTGGTGAAATAATAAGAAAATGGGGAAAACTAAATACTGAAATATATGTCTAATATAAAACAAATTTTAAGGGAGGAATTATTTATCCATAATAGTAAAACTCAGTTATCCGAGGAATCATTATTTTTGATTAATAATACATATTATATCGAAAATATTCTAGGTATAAAAAAAGGGTTAAATGAAAATTATTCATTAGACTTAAGAAAACAAATAATAACCGAACAATTAATTGTTGAAAACTTGTTAGCCTCCATAAATAAATATGTTGGGAACGTTGTTGGTAAGGGAAAAGAAAAAGCCATGGAGATGGTAGATAGTATATCAAATCTAAAGGATATCGCTAAATTATTTAAAGACCTGTTATTAGACGCAGAACTAATGAGTAGTGCGATTCAATCTATTAAAAAAACATTATTAGCAACCATTAGTAAAATAAAACAACTTGTTATAAAAATTGTAACTATTGTTAATAATAAAATAGCTGGTTTTACTGATAAATTTGAACAATTGATGGCACACATTGAAAAAGTGGCAATATCAGTTTCAACTGAAACTGGATGGAAAGGGTTTTTAATGATATTGGGGTTTTTAACTTTACTATCTTACCTTGAAAAAAACGTTTTTGGAAACATAATAAGCAATGGGTTTAATTTCATTCAACAAAATACAAACATAATTGGCGGTATTTCTGGCGTTTTCAATACGTTTAAAGACTTAAAAGAATTAGCTTTGTCAACTTTTGAGATAGGACCTATTTTAGCGTGGTTTAGTGGAGTGGTCGTTTTAGCGACAAAAGAAATTATTGGGTCAGTATTAGTTGTTGGTCAGTTAATTAACATAATTAGTTTTATTTTAACACCAGTCATTAAATCAGTTGATTGGTCCAAAAAACTTAGAAAAACTTAATGTACTTTTATAGAAACAATTATGATAAATAAGATTAAAAAAATTTTAAGGGAAGACATCTTTTCAAATGATAAAATATATTATCATGGTGGTGATTTAGAAATCACTGTATTCACATATGATGTAGACAAAAAAAATAGGACCAATAATGTTGCTGGTTTTTATTTCACTGATAGAAAAGAAAAAGCTCAAAGCTATGGTTCAAAATTAACCCAAGCACATTTGTTGATTAAAAACCCATATATTTTAGGTACAAGTATTCCAAATACAGATATGGCAATGCAATTTAAAAAAGAATTAGTGATTGCAAATCCACATATAGATAAGTATGATGATTGGTTTGACGAAAAAATTCAATATCTTTTCCAATATAATAAATTACCTTTTACTGGTATGGACGGAATGGGTGAACAACGAATTTATTTAGCTGGTGGATTTGATGCTATTAAAGATGGTGATGAAATAGCTGTTTTTAATTCAAAAGATATTAAAGTAATCCCAAATTTATCCGAAAATATAAAATCAGTAAATAATATATTAGGGGGTCTATTAACTGAAAACAAAATCTATTCTAATAAAATAGTAGGGATGGTTACAAAAAAAATAAATGATGATTCTGATGACACGGTAAATAAAATAGCCATTGCTGGTTTATTTAGAAATTATTTTGGTGATATTGAACAAATAAAAACAAAACAACAACTAGATTCGTCTTTTAAAAGTTGGTACGATAATTCAATAAACTCAATGATTAAAACAAATGAGTTTATTGATAATAAAATAAATGCTAATAAATATTTATCAGCATTTATTAATAATATAAAAACCCTTAATAATAACGCTAAACCCTTTTCAATTAAAAACATTGAAAAGAGTTTAGTTGATGTAGTTAATAATAATCGTTGGATTGATTTAGAATCAACCCAACAATCAAATGATATTTATAACCCTAAAGATGAAGATATTATATTTGAAAACGAAGAGATTGTTATTTTAGACACCAACACCAAAGCAAAATGTGTTATGTATGGAAACAATGAATCGTGGTGTATTAGTAATCCCCAATTGAATTATTATAACACTTACAGGTTAACTTACAGGGCAACACCTTATTTCGTATTACAAAAAAATATACGTGGGGAAGAACACAAATTAGTTATTATGAATTATGGTGATAGTTATGCTATTGCTGATAGGTCTAATTCTGGTGAAAGAAGTGGTGCTGTTAATCAAAAGAAAAGTTGGGGTGAAATAGAAAAAAACTTACCTAATTTAATTGGGTTAGAAAAGTTTTTTAAATATCGGGAAGTAACTGATGCGGAAAAAACTTATTCCGATGTAGTAGAAGATGTTGGTGGATTTGAAGGTAATGACCTTATGAGTTATATTAATCTAAAAATAAATGGGTTAGTAATTAACGGTAGTGAAATAATACCCGAAGACTTTATTAGAGATGTAGCAGCTTCTGGTGTTGAATTTGGGACCATGCAACTATCTACTCTAACACCATCGGTTATTGACTCATTAATAGAGTCTGGTTATTTCATAAACAAAGATTATCATGTTCTAAGACTTACACAAAAACAGACATATAGAATCATTAAATTAAAACTAAATAATGGTCACGTATTAAATAGTTATGATGTAAAAAAATTACCGTTAGACAACCCATTTGTCATTCATTATACTTCTAATATACTGATTGATATATTATATTATCAAAACGATAAACATACGGATAATATAGATAAAGTAATCGATTTTATACTTAATGATGAGCGTTATATTAAACTATTATACAATCGAATATTTTCGGAAATATTTCACTATACTAAAGATAAAGAGTTATTACTAACTAAAATAATAAATAACAATAAATTAACTCATTTAATTAATAGTTCTATAATGAGTGCGTTTATTTATAAATCAAGTAACCCAGAAAAAATTATAAATTATTTTTTAACTACCGAACCATTTTCGAGTGGAATAAATAATTCTGTATTAAGTGATATGGTTGAATACAGTACCAATAAAGATAAGTTAAGTAAAAGTATATTAACAACTGAAAAATATTATAAATTAATTTCGGGTAATATTATTCGGGAATTAATATTAGGTGTTGATGACATTAATTTTATAGTAGATACCGTATTAAATAATGATGTTTTATCTTTAAAATTAACACCACCCCTTATAAGAACTATACTTAATAAAACTGAAAATAAAGAAACTGTTTTCCGTAGGCTAATGTCTATAACACACGTAAAAGATTTGCTATCAGCATCAGAGATTGAAAACTTTAAACTACAACTAACTAAATCTGATTTGAATGAAATTAATTGTAATGGTGGGGTGAGGTGGGGTAAATCATTAGTTAAGCAACTTTTAAGAGAGACTTTAAGAGAGACTTTAAGAGATAACCTAAAAACCGACAATAAACTTACTTTACCAAAAATCCCAACAAATAAAATATATAAAAACCCTATTGGAAATATTTCTAATTACTATCGTGTTGTTAATAAAATCGATTTTGATGACCTTTCAGCAATGTCAAAAGAAAAGGTCAATGTAGAGGATATCTTTCCAACCCAAATAAATTTAAATATAAATAACCTAAAATCAACCGAAAATATCTCAAGAGAAACTGAAGCGGTTCTATTGGCTGTGGATGGAAAATATTATGTGTTAGACGGTCATCACAGAATTGCAAACAGAATATTAAACGGTGATTCTAAAATATTCGCTAGAGTTGTTAAAATTAATAATGAAGTAGAATTAAGTGAAAATAGTAGAACATCAATAAACTTTCTTTTAAAATAAAATTTAAATAAAAATTTTGTTTATAGTTTTCTTTTAGATTTCGGATTTTTAATAACTATGAATTTGGCAAAAGTTTCAGACTTATCTAAGAATGAGGATTCTAAAAAAGAGTTGAATAGTATGTTATTAAATTTAAGAAAACCAATAATTAATGGTAAAACATATTCTGAATTAATCAAAACGGATGAAATTGTTTCTAACCCTAAAATGTTGTCTGCTTTATTTTCTCAAATAAGAGAATTTATTACTTACATTGAACCCAGAATAAAACAAATGGTAATAGATGGCGATAAAAAAGCTTCATGGGTTAGTAAAATAGAAAACCTAAAAGAACGCTATAAAAAAAATTGTGAGTTAATTTACTCACCAATATATTCATGGGAAAAACATAATCTTTTATTATCGTAAAGGTGGTTTTTATAATTAAAACCATCCTTAACATCCTTTCTATGAACTCTATTTTTACTTGTGGCTTTCCATAAACTACTTTCATTTCTATAATTACCCATTCTAGGATGAGAAGTCTTCGAATAATATTTATGGCCTTCATCTAAGTGTATCTGAGCGATTAAATTTGAAAAGGTAACACCAATACTTAAACCTTGATAATCTGGTAGCACAACCGTTCTATGGCCTCTCCAAGCATTTTTAACCGTACCACTAGGCATTGTGATTGTGGAACCGAAAGCAACAACGTTACCTTCCCAAATTCCAACATAACACCTAGATGCTTTATTTATTTTAGAATCTAAATAATGGTGGTCTTTAAACAGTTCCCAATTATCATATTTTGTGCGGTATACTTCAATTTTGATTGGTGGTCGGACAAAAAAAAACCATCCAGTAATTCGCCCGTATCTGTATCTAGTACCCAATCTGGTTCTAACCATTCTAATATATCTCTATGACAAGTTGATAGGACAACATTTTCTATATTATTTTTTTTTATGAATTTAGAAATCGATACACTAGCTGCTTTTGCTACATTTCGGTCAACTACGCTAGTAAATTCATCAATTACAGCATTATCCTTTATTTTTCTAGCTAAATCAGCTCTAAATTTTTCTCCATTTGATAAAACATCATATGGTTTATACCAAGATGGTATAGAATTTAGACCAACACTACCTAATTTGGATATAGCTTCCGATGGTGTCTCGAAGTGAGAAACAATTGATTTATTTATTTCCCATGTAGGACTTTCCTCGTTTCCGAATTTTTTTAATATTGTAGATTTACCACTACCTGACGAACCAACGATTACACCGATGTTAAATTTTTTAGGTATACTTTTAGGTAAGGACCAAGGGTAAAATTTTGAAAACCCATCAAAGATACAATCAAATGCTATTTCACTAGCTGTAATAAATTCATCTCTATCGACTTTAGAGACTAAAGGTGTTATTTCTTTAGTTAATTTTTCAAACATCATATTTTTATAAAACTTTATTATAAATATGACTTAAACAAAAAAAAAGTTAGTAATCACTTAAAATCACTAACTTTTATATTATATTTTTTTTTATTATTACTTTTTCCTTTCAGTAAGTAAATTTAATTTTCTCTCCAAGGCTTTAATCTTATTCTCCAAAATAGCATTTGATTGTGCTTGTTTTTTGGTGTTTTCGTTTACCCATTGTATTTTTTCTGCAACAATAACTTCGTTTACCATTTTATCGATTAGATTAACTAAGTTTCCTTCTTTAATTTTTACTGTCTTCTTTACAACTGAAATTTCTTTTGACATATTTTTAACTTTTTATTGTTTCTTATTTATTATAAATATACTGTATATTTAAAAAAAACTAAAATAACATTTTTTTTATTTAAATTAATGACAAAGGCTATCGGCACAACTACTACTAGCTGGTGCGTCTGGTTTTATTTTAAATTCGTAACCCATTCCTATCACATAACCAATTGCTTGTTGTAAAGCTTTATTTGACTCATATTTAGGGTTTGGATTAATATCTGCATGTACCTCTAATTTAATCCCATATAGGTCTAACATAGGACCTAACTCATATGCTACCTCAATTGATTTACCAACCTCATAAAACATTCGTTCGTTCACCAAAAGTTTTGCGTTTTCTTGGTAAAAATCATGATAATGTGTTGTTGACATAATCTTACCACCACGACCAACAATAATACCACCTAAATCTTCAGAACTAATAAGTAAAATAACGGTAGCAAATTTATACTTTAACTTACCACTTTTTTGTGAATCAGTACCAACACAAACTTTAACCGAATATCCTTTATCTTTTTCTTGATTAATTAAATTTTCTAAATAATCAACAATTGATTCATTAATTGGTTCTTTTCTTCTTTTCCATTCCATAATTTTAATTATTAATCATTAAATTAAAACAGCTGATGGTAATAACTTTTTTAATTTATTATAATTTTTTTCACCTATTTCACTTTTTTTAATACCTACTCTGATTAAACTACCACCGTTTTTTATATCTAATTTACTTATTTCATTTGGAAAGTCAATCATTTTATTTCCATTTAAATTCAAAAAAACTAATTTACTTAATTTACCTATTGAAATAGGTAAAGTTTTTAACTTATTGTTTGTCAACGCTAACAATTTTAGTTCCGATAAATCACCAATGGATTCGTCTAATTCGGATAACCCAGTATCAGTAATTATTAAATGACAAACATTTTTAAAATCATTAAATTTAGGTACAACACCTATTGGTATCTCCATTATTTTGATTATCTCGGCTTTTTCATTTACTACATCAAATACGTTATCAATAAGGTTTAACTTTATACCATTAAGATAATATTTATTTTGGGTAAAATCATTATTGGTTAGTTTAGCGTTTTTAATTAATAAGGCTTTAAAAAAATCAAACAATGGTTGGGACCTACTTAAAATATGGGTAATCCCTTTTACATCGTTGGAATTTTTTTTATTCATTAATTGGTTTGTCTCAAAATGTATTTGGTAAATATCTAAATTGTCGTCTTCAAAGAAAGCTTTATTAATGATTATATATAAATTAGATACATTACCATCAGGTAACCTATTATTTCTGGTATAACTCATAAAATTACCATTTTCAAATTTACTAGTACACCAAACACTAAAATCATTAAATACAGTACTAGCATCCAAGGTTAGAGGTACATAAACCATATAGTTCCTATCTGATATTGGAATCAAAGCCTCACCTAGTTCAAGGTATTTTAATAGTTTTCTTTCCATCAAACCAACATCACGCTCAACAAAGGGATATACGGCATCAAATAACATCGACAATGACTTATATTGATTTATGTTTGTTACATCACTTATATCTTTAAAATTAGTGTTTGAATGACATAGTTTTTTGAATTTATCCTTTCTTTTATTTGATTCAAATAAAATGATATATTCTTTAGCTTGAAATAAATCTTCTTCTATTAATCTAATAGCTTTTTGTTCTTCCGCTAATTCATCACCTTTAATTTTTAAAGTAAAGATATTTAAAATCCACTGTACGTATCGTTTGTTTTCAGTTGGGTCGGAAACAATAATCGATGTTAATACATCTGAAGAAACACTGATATTAATTGTGTTCTTTTTTTTAGCATTTATCTTGAATGATTTTATTGCTAATATTTCATCGTTGGTCCCTTTAATTAACTTACTAGTGTAACCATCTTCTTTTAACCCGTTTAATTTACTATTTATGGTTCCATCAATATCTTTTTCAAATACATCAAATAATTCTGATAAATAGGATATTTTATTTGTTAGGTCATATTTACCCATAGTAATATTTTGTTTTTATTGACAAAGGTACTAATAAATAAGTTAATAAATAAATCGTTTAAACAAATCTTCGTCTCTATAGCTCTCTAAACTTTTTTTAAAAAACCAAAATAAACCATCAATGTTTTCTGACTCTCTATCCAATATATCTAAAATAACGTCATTTGGGTTTTCACCATCAGTTAATCTATATTTTAACTCCTCAGTATAATTTGTTTTCTTTTTATTCAATAGTTGTTTAAAAATCAAATTATATAAATCCCACCTAATTTCTAGTTCTTCATCAAGGTTTTCCAATATACACGATATGTGTTTGTTATATTCTTTGTCTAGAGTAGAAATCTTTCCACAACTAGTTTTTAAAATTAACTTTTTAGCTTCCATAACAATAAAATTAAACTTACATTATTTAATAATAAATATCACAAACTAAAGCTAAGGATTTTATAAAAAATTATTATTATGGGTAATCTTTGATGTTCAGCATCATAGGTAAAATATTAATCAAAAGTTTTTTATCTTGTGATATAGTCGTTCCAGTTCAGGTGTTTTTATTTGTACGGTTTCAAGCAAAGTTAGACAATTATTATTAGGGTCAGAATCCTCTGTGAGTAAATATTGTAGTTCCTCAACTTTAAGCCTATCATTTAAGTTATGTTTAAACTCAAGCATAACTTGGTTATAAGTAACCCAAGCTTGTCTTTCTTCGTCATCACCAACTACAAGATAATTTGTTATTTTATTCTCATATTCGTGTTCTAAGTAACTGTTAAATTCACCGTAATGTTCTCTTAATATTGTCTTTATTCTAGTTCTGATGTTCATGTGATATATTACCAGCTATCGATGTTGATTAAACATTACCTTACGTATTTTCGTTTAAAGTGACGTTTTTAGATAAAGAATATTCATCATTTATTTTACCGTTTATCCAATCTGTAATTACTTGTTTGGTGAAATCATCACCCAAGTTAAATTTAAATTTAAAATAATCAAATAGAGCTTTTGGTGAAATCAATTCATCATCAACATTAACTTTTATCATTTTTTTAGTACTATATTCACCACCCGCCTTAACATAATTTTCTGTCGGGGTATAATTAGCATTTAATTCAACAACCATCTCTTTTACAATATCTGAATGTACACTTGATTCATGAATAAATTTTTTAAGTGTTTTTAATTGAGCCTCCGTTATAATTACTTTCGTTTTCATAACAATAAATATCTTATAAATAAAAAAGGGTCTAAAATAGACCCTTTTTAATAAATATTTATTAATAATTATTTATTAATAATTAAATGAAATCATCAATCGATTTCTGATAAACATCTATCTCCTTTAAACCAACAATTCTACCACCAACAATTTCCACACCATCCTTAAAAAAAATAACGCATGGTACACTTCTAACACGCAAACTAACAGCAGAATCAGATGCTACATCAACATTTAGTTTGGTGATAGTAACCATTTTATCTTTATTGTTTTCTTCCAATTTATCAATGACTTGAGTTAATTGTCTACATGGGCCACACCAAGTTGCCCAACAATCAACCATAACCAACCCTTTTGACTTCAATATCGATTCGTCAAAATTTTCATTTGTAATTTCTAATACCATAATTTTTATTTTTTTCAAAGGTACTAATATATTTCCTATTTTTCAATAGTTATAGTAAAAACTTATGGATAATTCTTTTGATGAAATAGTAACGATTTTTATTATGAAAACTTATCCAATAAGTAGAATAAAAATAAATAAACGATTTAAACGAGCCATCGTCATTAACTCTGTAGCTTTTGCAATAAATGACCAACAAAATAAACATACCATTTTAAATAAAATAGTGCCGATAATAGAAAAAATATTTGGGTTAACTACTAAGGAATCAGTAGAAGCGATTAACAAAACAATTCACTTATTTTAAATGTTGACTATCAACAAAATTATAACTAACTTTATAAATAAACTACTTATATAAAAGCAAATCTATGTGTATAAATAATGAATCACCCAAACTAACTGTGGAGTTAGTCCCAAAAACTTGTTGGTTTAGCAATATTAGGTCAACCGTTACCGTAAGCGAATGGAACAAAATTAGGTTTATGTCATACAAGTTCGCAGACAATAAATGCGAAATTTGTCAATCAACGGGAAAAGCTCAAGGGTATAAAAATAATGTGGAATGTCACGAAATATGGGACTATAATGATGAAACCCATATCCAAAAACTTGTCGGATTAATATCATTATGTGTTAGATGTCATCAAGTAAAACATATCGGTAGAGCAATAGCAATGGGTAAAGTAGATGAAGTCTTTAATCATTTAGCTAAAGTCAATAAATGGACAGCAGAAGACATTGATAAACATATAAAAGAATCATTTAAGCTCCACAAAGAGCGTTCTAGACATAAATGGGAGTTAGATATATCATTGATAGAGAAAGACCCTTATAACATCGTTTTAAAGCCAATGGATGAACGTGTCTTCAAAGCTCAAAAGTATAAAAAGAAGAAGAAAAAGAAAAATCCTGATGGCACAACCAAACCCAAATCAATCCATCCAAGAGCAAGACTAGCGATGGTCTTGTCATCAAAAAATAATACTAGAATTAAAAGACCACCTAAAAAGACATAAACTAAGTTTTTATTATATTTATATAAAAATCAAAAAAAGAATATGAAACTATTTTTAAATAAAATTATTGTAGAAAACTATAATAAAACGGGTCCAATAAAACAATTAACTGAGATAGATGAATTAATGAATTCTATTGAAGATAAAGTAAAAGAAACTGTTGTCATATCTAAAGATATAATGAATAGTATATCAATTAAAGATACGCTAGAACCACAAATATGGGAAAAAGAAAAATTAAACCCAAAGGTTAAAGCTAAATTACTCGAAATTGCTAACGATTTCTATAACGATTTGAAATTACCAAAAACAGTGCCTATTAAAGATGTTATTTTCACGGGTTCATTAGCTAATTTTAATTGGTCAAAGTTCTCAGATTTAGACTTACACATAGTCATAGACTTTTCTAACTTAGAAGGTGAACAAGATTTTAAAGAAGAATTGTTTTGGGCACATAAAAGTGTTTGGAACCAAGACCACGATATAAACGTTTTCGAATACCCAATAGAAATTTATGTGCAAGACTCAAAAGCTAAATTAGCTGCCACTGCCGTTTATAGTGTTAAAAAAGATAAATGGGTCCTTAAACCAGAACACGATAATTTTAAAATAAATAAAAAAGTTATCAAATCAAAAGCTGAATCATTTGTAAAATGTTTAAAAGATATTAAAAATGACTACGATGATAAAAATTATCAAAATGTTTTAAATAAAACAATAAAACTAAAAGATAAAATTAAAAAATATAGAACCCTTGGCTTGGATAAAGATGGTGAGTTTTCTATTGAAAATCTTGTTTTTAAAGTCTTACGTAGAACACCATTTTTAGATATAGTAGACTCCCTAAAATCAAATGCTTACGATAATCTAATGTCAATCGATGAATCAATTTTAACCAAAGACGAAAAAACTCAATTGATAATCGAAGCAAATAATAAATATGCTACATTAAGAGATTATTATATGACCCTATTTAAAATAGCTAAAGCTAAAGAATTATATGGTGGTGATGAATATTGGGAAAATGTTCAAGATGGACAATGGGTAGGTGCCAGTATAGTAAATATTTTCGGTAGAATATCAAAAATATCAACATATACCGCACCATCTGGACAAGTAAGAGCAAATGACCTAGGGATGAGAGGTGAAAACCCACATTACTTGGAATTTAAAATAATGGCTGGTAGAGGAATTGACCATGGTGATGAAAAAACACCAAATATACAGCCAGCTAGAACTAGATTATCTGGTGTAGGTTCCGAGGAATTTGAACACGAATTTACAATGCAATTACCTCAAGGGGTTGAGTTACAGAATGGGGAAACAAAGATAAAGTTTGGGTTGCCGAAGCCTGGGTCGCCAGCAAATGATGCACACATAAAAACCTATTTGATTTATGGTGACACCATTGTTGATTTTGTTAAAAATAACTTGAAAGATAAAATTGGTTACGTGGATGGAAAAGGGGAAGAAATCTCTAAACAAGCAATGGCCAATAATCCATCACTGCAACAAAAGAAAATTAAAAAAGACCTAGAAATGGAATTAAATAGAAGAGTTACTGACACAGAATTAGAACTCTTTATGAAAAATGGTCAAAAACCCAAAGGTAAACAAGTAACAAGCATGGATTCAGATAAAGCAGCAGAATTTCAACAAAGACAAGCAGACGCAATAGCCAGAAGAGAAAAAGCATTAGCCAGAAGAAAATAAATAAAAAGGGACCTAACTAGGTCCCTTTTTTAATAATTTTCTTCTATTAAATTAATGGGGTCATAAATCATATGGTTAAAAAATCTAATCGGTTCACCAGAATCAAATACAACAACCCTAAAGGTTTTTAAATCCGACTTAACCGTAAACTCTTCAAGATATAATCCCATCAACCAAACACTATTGTGGTCGTGAGGTGGCCCATCATTCAAATACCATTTTAATTCTGATAACTTATAACTCTTATCACCATTAATAATGTTTTCACCACTTTCACCTAAATCAAATACCTTAATCTTCATCCTATCTTTTTATTAATCGTTCAAACAAACTTCTATTATAAACCAAATTCTTTACCACATCAATGTCAACTTGTCCACTAGTTCCATCACCCATTCCAATATTTATTGGCTTTTCAGCGTTAAATGCATCAATAAAATTAATAGTTAACTTTTTACCTTGGTCTATATCATACTCCTGCCCAAGACTTAACTTAGCTTGCTCCAAATCATTCAACGCTTTCATGTAAATATCAAAACCACTACCCTCAATCTCATAACCAATTTCTTTCAAATGCGATAATATCTTATTAACCATATAACTATTGGTGCTATCCAATAAAGACTCAACATCATACTTTAAAATATTATCTGGGTCCGTCTCTAATATGTACCCATTAACAATAACATCCTCATCAACATCAGACCCCCGCATAGCAGCTAAACAATTTTTGAATTCTTTGCTCTCTGGTAAACCTTTTGCCGTATACAAAGCATCATTAAATGTTTCACTATATCCACCATTAACATATTCGTCAATACCATTATCTAAAATGAAATCGTAAAACTTAAGCCCAAGCCTTTTTTCAAAAAAATAATAAAGGTCACTACCTTCATCATCATAAAACAAGTTATCAGCAGTAACGTCTCTGTCTTCAGCATCAGTTAATTGTTTGGATTCAATATGCATCTGAAATTTATCACCACTCCCCTTATTAATAATAACAAATAAAGGACCATCAGAATTATAACTGTTAAACATGTTTCTTGACTCCTCAGCAGCCGTACACCACTGCGTCCCTTTCCCAATCATACAAGATGCTCGCTCAGTCTTTGGAATCATAACTAACCATTGCTCATCATTGAAAATTTTATCGATTTCGGTGTCCTTTATCTTGCGAATCTCCGATTTTTTACTAGTGGGAATAGTATCCTCATTACCCTCAAAATCCTTCACAACAGAATATAACTCTTGTAAACTCTTAATTGAATTAATATCACGACTATCTGATGGTATCACATTCTTAAACTTCTCAAATAATGCCAAATAATCAGATACCTTGTAAAAATCTTCAGTCTTTAAAAGACCCTTTCCCAATAAATTGTAAATCCACATAAAATAATTTCTGTTATGCTGATTATTCTTTTTTGGATATAAACCCTCAATCGCATCATATAAACTTACATCACCCTTTAATATAGGAAATTTTTCCTTATTAGAGTAAAATTTATCCCAAGCATCAGAAGAACTAATCTCAACCATTAATTCTTCCCTAAGTAATCGCCTTATATTATTAAACATATTTTTTATAATAAATATATAAAATATTTAAAAAGGTAATTCATCAACATCACTCAACACCAAAGGATTAGTATAAAAATTATATAACCTATCTTTTTTGTAATCTATTGAAACCAATTTTTCGTTAAAATCATTTATCATCTTAAGTATTATATCCTTAAAAATATCATTCACAACACAACCGTTAAAACCAACTACACCATCCAATGAAATAAATACGCCCTCCTCCCAAGAATGACCTAAACGAATAATAAAAAGAGTATCACTAAATACATAATATAAACATTCCTTACCATAGGTGCTAAATAATTCCTCCTTGTATGTTATGTTCTGCCTAATTAAAAAACTCATAATATCATGCTTATTCAATAAAGGATTCAAATCACTAAAATTATTGAACTTATTAAATAATTCACATAACTCGTATCGCTCATCAGGAATAATATCCAACATAATATCACCTAACATCTTAGCTCGCTCGTAATATTTCTCCCGCAATTCCTTAACATCCCACTCGCAATCTATTTTTAAAGATAACTTAATGCTAATGGAAATACATACCTCAAAATATTTATCGGTAATAAACTCCTTGCTTAACTTTTCTATATTTAAAATCACAGGCAAATATACAACCCTCCAAACCTTAATAAATATTTTGGTGGGTAATTGGTTTTTAACCCTATAGTTATTGGATATTAAAATAGCAATCTCCTCAGAAGTATTGTACATGTGAGAAAGACATTTCCCATACGTATATAACTTGTTCCTTAAAATAGTCGATACACTAAGATGAGAAATCCCATCAATTCCCAATAAATCTTCAATAAATGGATGCTTCTCTAATAATAACTTTTTACCATGACCCAAAATACCACCAGAAGAATCATTTAAAAGATTATATAAAGTACTAGAGAAAAAACTCTTGCTGTATGTTGAATAATTATAATAACGATTCTGCTTCAAACCAACACAACTCACAATCTTTTCCCGATTGTAAAGTATATTGGTCTTGGATATACCAAACGTTCTTATATAAGAAACAAGCCTAAAATTACTACTACTACCATATAAAACAACCCGCTCACTAGTGAATTTACTATTATTCTTCATAAATTCAAAAAATACCTTAGACTTAACCTTGTCCTCTTTATATAATTTCAATAAATGAACCAAGTCTCGTGTCTTACTCTCAGAAATTATCTCATACTCTATTCCCGTATTTTTACTAATCGCCATAATGAATTGTTTATATTTTGAAAACAAAGGTAAGTCCTTTTTTTTTAATTACCAAAAAAATTCTAAAAAAAATTTTTGGAAATACATAACCCATTATTTAAAATCCGAATTTTATCCCATTAAATAATCCCATAATAACATCCCTTATTTAAAATCCAAAAAAAAAAATTCTAAAAAAAATTTCGAACACCATCCCTTATTTAAAATCC